TTCGCGTAAGTGTGAATTTGTCGCACTTGATAGAGAATTCAACGCCGCTTTTCAGTATAACGCGTACCGTCATTTTAGGCATTGTCCGCCACCTCGCTTTCCTCCGGAACGTCAAACGCTAAATTCAGAAGATAGCCGATAACCTCCAGCATGGCGGATTTTGAAATTCCGTTATGCGTCGGCATTTTCAGAACTTCAAGAATTGCCGTTCCTTTCTCTTCGTCTGTGTATTTCTCGCTGTTGATCTGTAAGAAGATCGCGCAAGCTGTACCAATCTTCATTCCACTTCGCCCTCCGTTTCCTCTGCGTCCGCGTCGTGCTGTTTCGTAATAGCCGGAAGGTCAATGCGCGGCGCGCGGATTGCCAGCGCGATTTGACAACCGCAAACTGGACAATCAACCGCCGAAAAGCGCGTCGCCGGTTTCATCAGCATCTCCGCCACGGAACGCGGTTCTTCCGCCGTGTAGAGGTTTTCCCGCTCCGGTGTGAAGCGATGGCCGCAAACGCGGCATTTGGTCTTTTTCTTGCTGAACATAATTGAATAGCTCCTTTCCTGCGGCGCTGTCTGCGCCCGCTCGTTGAACTCTGCGTCTTTCATGATTCATTCCTCCACATAGCACCACGACTGGGGCGGGCGGGTTATCGGCCTTTTCCACTCACAGTCAAAACTGTATTCGCCATACTCGTTTGGCGATTGGTCGTAAGGGCATCTTCCGCACAGTCCCTTCTCGCAATAGAGCTCTGGCGGGAAGCAGAACTCACTCAGCTCTTTCGGCTCGCCGTAGAGCTTCAAACCGGAGATGTGCCACATATACAGCGGCCTATGCTTGCCGTATGCGTCCAGTTCATCCCTCGTCAGGCAAGCAGCTGCGACATCATCATCGGAGCAGTCATAGCTCGTCCCATATTCGCCGTCCCAAAGGACCTGGCCGATGCGGTCGCAGGTAAACTCGCCCATGACCTTTTCCTGCCACTCATCCACGGCACCGCCTGTCTTGCGGTGGACTTCCACATACTCGCCAAGCGGAGACCTTTTGACCCCCGTGCAGTAAATATAGCACTTAAAAGGCGTTTCCAGCTTCGGTCGGGTCTTCCGTACCTCTAAGGTCTTCTCGCCGCTGACAATCTTTTCCACCCACTTCGGGCGGATGCTGATAAGCACTGCTTTCATGCTTCTTCCTCCCTCTGAAGCCCCATCATGGGCTTTCCCACATACTTGCACCAGGCATACTCCAATTGCGCTCCCGGGCTGTCCTCCCAGTCCGGCAGGAACCCTACCCAGTCGGCCACGCCCATCATGGCTGAACAGATCTGCATGTATTCCTCGCTCCGCATCCCCTCGGGCAGGCTGGCGGGGTTCAGGACGATGTGGCCCTCCTCCCGCAGCCGCTCCTCCTGCTTCCGGAATTTCTCCCGGTAGTTCTCGTCGCCGGTGATCTTCCCGGCCAGGTAGATTTTCATGATTTGCCCTCCCATTCGCCGCAGCTCTCGTCCGAATCGGTGTAGCCCGCACAGCGCTCGCTGTCCCCGTTGAAGCAAACGCCACTGAAATCCTCGTACCAATTGCAGCCGGAGCAGCTCCGGGAGCCCTCCGAAAAGAGCCCCTCCAGCTCTCCGTCCGGGAGCCCGTAGGCCCTCTCGATTCGTTTTGCCGTTTCGGAATTATTCATCGTGCTCATCTCCTTTTCAGCCTGTCGGGGTATTCCCCGGTAGGGCACATCCAGTCATTCGGCATTTCCGGCGGGATTGGGCGAAGTCCGTACCGCTCCGGCTTGAATCCGGCAGGGGAAATCAAATCCAGCTGCACCCCGTCCATTTCTTCCGCCAGCCGCCTGTATCCGTAGATGATGTGATTGCGCTTCAGATTGATATTTACGCCGTCCGGCCAGGACGGATCGGCGCAGCCGTGGAGGAAGATATGCTCCCATCTGGAAAAATCCCGATCCAGCTCATCCCTTATCCTGCTCATCGTCCGCATCTCCGTCCATTTTCGCACCGCAGTTGGGGCAATAATCCGACAGAACAAATTTATCGTTGCAGTCATAAACGGCTTCATTTTTACAAGCAGAGCAGATATACCCGCCAATCGGATCGAGTCCTGCAACTGCGGGGTTCCATCCGGACATTTCGCTTTCATACACGGGTATCCATATTCCATGCACCACCGGCGTAACGTCAGCGGCTGGCATTTCCGCAAGCAGCCGCTTCGCGTCTATCATTGTGGCGATTGGCTCTGTGACCTCCAATGCGGTTAGTTTGGCAATCGCCGTTTCCCGCTCAATGTATTCCGCCATTGTCAACCTCCTGCTCGTCGTCTGCGAACGGGTACACGTCCACCTGATCGCCGGGAGCCACGACAACGATGTCATGCTCAGCGGGAATGCCTAACAGCCCGTAGGCCGCCCAGTCACAGCCGCTGCTGTCGCCCTTCTTCGGTGTGCCCTTGCCGGTGTACCGGCCCAGACACTCCTGATAGGCACAGTTCGGAGATTTCGCACCGGCATCTTTGAAATCCTGCACGGATGCAACATGCCCGCACATAGGGCAGCGGAAACGCCACTTAAGCATATCCGGACCAAATCGACGTGTCGCCTCTGCCTTCCATTCCTCAACACTGTTGTACTTCATTCTTGTTTTCCTCCTTCGTATAGCTTTCACAGCCGAACGATCCCGCCGTAGCGGCTCACGTCAGCCTCGGTAAGTTTGCGGCGCTTGAGAAACCGCAACAGGTCTTCCAGCTCCTCTGTATTGTCCGCAACGCAGGTACGGACGGCGTAATACTGCAACTCCGGATTTATCCTGCCACGAATGCTGACAAGGTGAAGGTCGCGGTCCTCAACGTCCTTCTTGCAGATATACGCCGTCACAGCGCCGGTCTATCGGCACACCTCCCGACAGACAATGGTTATTCCGCTGCTCATGCGTCCATCTCCTTCCCGTCATAGCCGTACAGTCGTCCGACTGCAATAACCTCTTTCGCCAGCGCCAGCAGCGCACCTTCCGGCGCGGAGGGCAGCTTCGCCCTGCTTGCCGCCGATGCCAGCATAATCAACTCGGATTTGAGGGACGCGGCGGCCTGCCGGGTGTCGGCTTTTTGAACGTCACGGTCAAGGGCGTCTGCCAGAGCCTCGTATTTGTGATAGGCATTGTCATACCGTGTCATGCCGGTGCTCTGGTAGGCGTCGTATGCTTCCTGTGCCTTGCGTCGGAAATCCACGGCGCAGGCCGCGACGATTTCCCGGTCGGTCATATTGTCAACTCGCATTAGACTTTCACCTCCTCGCCATTCCGAAATGCCGCGACTGTGTGCCAGCCGTCAAGCACCCTCTCACGGTAAACCATCGGGTGCGAACAGACGACGGCGTGCTTGTGCGGCTTATCCATCACCCGGATCAGAATGTCCGGCGCGGCTTCGCTGTTTTCCAACGCCCGCTGCCGGGCTTCAGCTATGCTCTTTTTCACGGTGCGGTGCCTCCTTCGGTGTCAGCGCATCGAGGCTTCCGCTCATATAGAGAACCATTGCCCCGATTACGATGCTATTTGTGATTGCGTCCAGCTCGTGAAAGTCGATGTCCTCCCGCTTATCGCGCCGTTGTCCTGCTGTTTTCTGCGTCAACAGGTGCCGAAGCTGCTCGCAGTTGTCCTTCAGAGAGGAAATATCCGCTTGATGAAGTTGATAGCTGCCCATGCGCACGAACGCCCACATGGCGTCCAGCGCATCGTATTTGACCTTTTTGTCATCCATTACCCCGCCTCCTTGAAAAGCCTGTCCATGCTCCGGAAGATACGCCGAAGCTGCCACACAGACGAAAAGTAGCCGGGCGTGTACCAGTAGGCCGTGGGGTCGTCCCCGTCGTGCATGGGGTCGATCAAGATGTTCCCGATCTTGACGTAGCCCGCACAGCCCAGCAGCGAGAGCTGAATATAGCACATCATCCCCGTTGTGAAGTCGAGGTCCTGCGCCATCACAAGGACGTGATTCTGCCAGTGCAGCGGGCTTTTTGCCTCAAACAACTGCTTTTCGATCTGATTCACCGCCGCGATCAGTGTAGCTCCCGCTCCGCACGCGCAGTCATTCAGCGTGACGAAGCCGTCGCGGTTGATCCGCTCTACAACGTCACCGGTGGTAATCTCCGCCATGCAGCGGCAGATGTCATAGGGTGTGAAGAACTGGCCGATCCAGTGATTGCCGAGTTCCAGCTCCATGTGCGCGCCGCCCAGAAAATCCTGCTCCCGGTCGGCGTCAAAGGCGTTGACCACATCCTCTACCAGTTCAGGGAATACCATGCGCTCTGCCTTCTCGTACTTCTCGATGATCCGCTTATACATTGCCTCGCGCTCTGTGCGGTATCGGCTATCCACGGCATTGGAAAGCGCAACGGCGAACATGGTGATGAAGTCGCTCCACACCTGCCACAGCGGGAAACGACGGGACAGGCCGCGAAATCGCTTCACAAAGTCTGCGCGCTTCTGATCTGCAATTCTCACAATGTTCCCTCCCGTGTGTAGCTCTCGCACCGTTCGTCCGGCACCCAGTCGCGCCAGTGCTGTTCCAGCCACTTCTGCGCGGCTGCCAGACTGTGGCACGTCTTGACGGTCACAACTTCAATGTCGCCGTACTGTACCTCAAGGCAGGTTTCTACGGTGAAAGAAAACTCCGCCGTGCGGGTGATCCACCAGCGCTGACCGCCGAGGGTCGTTGCCAGACAAGTTGCTTCTCCGTGTGTCTCGCGGATGATCTCATAGGTTGCCATACATAACACCTCCTATTCTTCGGTCGTCATTCGGATGAACGGACCGGCATAATCGCAGATAGCGGTAGGATGCAGGCCATCTTCGATATGGGCGCGTTCAAGGTTACGCAGTGTTATACTCTGGGGCAGAGCCGACAGGACCTCATACGCCCAGACCCAATTCCAGCAATCCAGCCGATCTTTCCGGGCATCCAGCGTGGCGGCCACGCAGACCGCGACAACCGCCCTGCCATGCTTGGACAAACAGGCGTTAAAATTCTCGCGGGCCTTCGATGTCGAGAGGTCCGTCCTCGCTGCGTCGATCCGACGCAGCAGGGCGAATTTTGCCTCCCGGCTTCCATTACCGGCCAGTGCTTTGACCTCTTTGAACAGCGTTCGATCCAGTTTCATTGCTTCTCTCCATTCTGCTTCAGCGTCGCGTCGAAGTGCTTGATGCGGTTATGGTCCTCATACCACTTCCGGTCTTCGTCGCTCAGCTTCGTTGTGGGCCGGAAAGCGTTCTTGCCGGTCTTGTTGAAGTACCACTCCTTGCAGAGCTTGCAAGCCGCTTTCGCCGTGGGCGCTTCGACCACAACGTCGGCCAGATATTCCATCCGGTTTGCCTTGATGAAGAAATAGACCACATACTGTTTCATGACTTACCTCCTTACCACTCCTGAGCCTCGAAATCTTCCAGCGCACTGTCTGCGGCGAAGTGCTCGTGCATATACTCGTCAGCGGCCTCGGTCTGACGCTTGACCAGATCGTCCGACGCAGTTTCGGATTCTTCGTATTCATGCTGGAGCTTGCGAGCCGCTTTGTAGACTCCGTCTGCGCGTGTAGCTTCCGCGCGCAACAGGTTATGGATGAATTCCAAAGTGCTGATTTTCATGACTTACCTCCGTTGCCCTGCCATCTTCAGTGCCGGTGGGGCGGTTCCGGCAGACGCCCAAACGGGCGTTTCGGCTCATTGGAATTCGTTCTTTGTTGTTGACATCACGATTTCCCCGGTTTCAACGTCCATCGCACGGTAAAGGTATTTGTAGCCGTGGCGGTGCATCATCATCAGGAATGTGGCGGCGGCCTTATAGTCATCGCTCTTTATGCTGCCAACCACAGTTTCGATATCGCCATCAATCAGAATGGCCTGAACCAGATACCTCACTCTCGCCATCCCCCTCTCAGACATCCACACTGACATGGTGGTAGGCCCAGAAGCGTCCGCCACGAACGAAAACCTTGTACCAGCTCGTAAACGCCTGACCGGTGCAGTCATAGGCGGACGGGTAATAGGACCGGTATTCGTAGTCCTCGAAGTAGCTGACGGCCTCGTCCATCGTCTCGATATATTCGGGCAGCGGCAGCAGCTCCGTATAGCCGTCAATGCCGTCATCCTGAATGATGCGGCGATCAGAGACGGGACGGTGGAAGAACGCACGCATTTCGCGCTTGAGGTCGGCGGCCTTCTGGCTCCTGCCGCTCTCATAAGCGATCTCAAGGATTTCGTAGGCGACCTTCAGATCGGTGTAGCTGTTGATCTTGAACATTTTCGTTACCTCCATTCAGTCTTCAACGGAAAAGCAGGTGTGGCAGATTTCGCCGAGACAATACAGGATGCCTTCAAGCTCAAGAATTTCATAGGTTTCGGGATCGCTGTACTGCATGATGGCCTGTGCCATGTTGCAGAGAATCGTCGTGGTGATGTTCCGCAGTTTGCCTTTAGCGTCATACGGCATTTTCAGCAGTTTGTCGTAGGCTTTGCAGTCACCCCGTGTAAACCACCCGTACTTGATGCACAGCCCGCGCAGATCGTCAATGTCCATCCAACGTGTTTCTTTGACCTTCATTTTCTAGTCCTCCTATAGCGTGGCCGGGCTTGTGACCGGCCTGCCGCATTACCGGGGTGAAAACCCCGTCACTCTGCGATATACAGCTTGTAGGTGGGCTGCTTGTTCCAGTCACCGTTGTTGTGTTCTACGCATACCATCGAGAAATTGTCGCCGTGGAAGAACTCAGGCACTCTGCAATCCTGCTGGACCGGAGCATGGCCGCTTACGCTGTAATACCAACTGAGCTGGTCGTGGAGCAGCTCGCGCTTTTTCATCTCCATCTGATAGATGCTGCTGTAGACTTCCTTGCTTTTCGTGATGTAGACAATGTAACTGCTGGATTCGTTGACATTCATGTTAAAATCGGTGCTCGTGAGTTTCATTTTCTTGTCCTCCTGTTTCAGTACGATTATTTCAACTGACAAGCATATTATAGTGCAATAATTTGTGCTTGTCAAGAGGAAAAGTCGAATATTTTGAGCTATCAGTGAAATTTTTCGTGCTGATGTCGTAGAAGGCAAAAAAAAGGCCCTCGGATGCTTTTGTAACATCCGAGGGCCTTTTCCCTATACGCGTGTGCATATGGTGCGCAAAGGCGCTATGACGTATATGTACGCCTTGCACCCTTAATATCAACAGGCATATTAGAAAATAATGTTACAATGTTACAAAGGCTGAAAAACGCCTGATTTTAAGGTTTTCAGCTGTAACATTCGCGCGTAACATCAGTGTTACAGTGTTACATGCTTTTGTAACATTTTCAGCAGGTGTAACACCGCTTTTCAGCAGAATGTTACACCTGCGCAAGACGAGTTCCACTTACGATGTGCACTGTCTGACTGGTCCCAGTGAAAAAATTGCCGTAAATATTTTAATTACAGCTAAAATGCTGCGCGGGAGTGAAAGCTGCCTTTAATTGGATCGAAATCGATCCAGGTTAACATACTCACGCAGACAGCTGCTTAAACTGGTTCTGATTAAGGAATCCTTTGATTTGCTCATACCCCCAGCCGAAATCAACCAGCCCGCTGACCAGCCGCTCCATGGATTGAATTGTCTCCAGCTCCTCCCGGCTCAAACGGTCCCGAAGGTTTTCGCTGGGCCCGAGGCCCATGGCATCCCGCAGCTGTGCGGCGTTTTTCCCGAACAGGGCCCGGTAAATGCAGTTGGTGTAATTGACGTAGGCGTGGCCGTGCATCCGCTCGTTCTCCGTAGACTGCTGGAGAGCTTTGGTCAGGGCCTGCCGGACCGCAATACCTTTCTCCCGTTCCAGAAGCTTTCCGCGTAGCGCTGCCTCCATGGCGTTGAACTGTCGGATGTATGCCTCCTTGAACTTCATGGCAAGATTGCCGGTGTAGCCCATGGCCAGCAAGGTGAAGCCGTCACGGGTCATAAGCACGGCTTTCTGTTTTCGATTCATGGAATCCGTGTAAAAGATATCGCCAAAATTGGCGGCATTAAATTCTTCACTGCATCCTAGCTCCCGGATGTCTCTGATAACTTTATCGTGAGCCTTTTCGAAGGTCTCCGCCACATCCAGGCTGGTGCAGACCGCCTTTTCCTCTTTGCCGAACTTCTCAATTTTCACGAACATTTTCATCAATCCTTTCTGTTGACTTGAAACAACTTAAAAATTGCCCGTTTTTTGAATTGAATCACAAAAATGATCCTCCTGCAGCTGCGCCAATTAAAAAAATCCATTCAAAATTTTAATTAAGGTCACCCCGCAGCACCGGAGTGAAAGCGGCTTTTAAATGCGTCGAAAAGGAAGCGTTTAAACCGGTCGAAATCGACCCCTTTAAACCTTGACCGCTCCCTCTTCATCCGTCACGATCAACGCCCCCTCCGGCACGCCATGCGCCCCAACCGGATTCAGAAAATACTTTTTACCCCCGATCTCCCGCAGGCCAGTGAGCATCCCGCCCTTGGGCTCTTTGCCGCTCTGGGGATTCAGATAGTACCAGTATTTTCCGATCTTCCGCCACCCGGTGGCCATGGCTCCGGAGCCGGTGAGGTAGTACCACCAGCCCTCTACCTGCCGCCAGACGTTGGCCGCCATGTAGCCGTCCGGATCCAGATAGTACCAAACGCCCTTGTCCTTCAGCCAGCCCACTGCGTCGGCGCCGTCCTTCCGGTAGCGCCAGCGGTTGCCGTCCTTGTACCACCCCGAAGGCTGCTCCTGATGCGCCCCCAGCTCGAACGCCCACGGCTCCGCCAGCGGCATGGGGAACCCCATCCGCTCCGCCCAGGTGAAATATCCCTCGGGAATGTAAAAGTCGCCCTTCTCGCCCCAATCAGGCCCCCAGGAGTTCCGGCACCGGATGCAGCGGACGCCGTTTTTCACGCAGTACCCGGTCGCCCAGACCATGTGACCGCCCAGCCACTCCTCCACCTGCGTGCCGGAGATGGAAGGCTCAGCGAGCACCGGGCTTTCCTCCGTGACCTTCCTGATCCCGGCAAAGAGCTGCAGCCCCAGCTGCACGAACTTCCCCTCATACAGTGCCCGCCGCACCTCGTCAAAGCTCCGCAGCGCCCAGTAGTTTCCGATGACCAGCTTCCGGGAATCGGGGAGCAGCTTCTTCGCCAGCTTCTCGAACCGCTCCATGGCCGCCGGCATCTCCTCTTCATGGGGGTATTTCTCCCAGCTGAGCCCGCCGTCCTTCTGGGCGGCTTTTAGGAGGTCCCGCTCGATGGTGCCCTGGCCCTTGTGCTCCGAGTACCGCCGGTTTCCGTAATACCACCCAAAGGCGATTTTTCCGCCCAGAGAGTTCTCCAGCGAAGCCGAGAGCGCATGGGTGGCGCAGTTGTTGATCTGTCCCTGATCGTGGACAGCCGCCTTCACCTCCGGGAGGTATTCGTCCGGGATTGCCGCAGCCGACACCCCGAAAACGTAGTCCCGGGGGTCTGTCTCACCCCTCACAAAACCGAAGCCATGCTCAAAATTGCTCATACGATTGCACCGTCCTTGTCCGTGATGATGGGCTTGCCGTTCAAGTAGTAATAGATCTTCCCGCCGAACGCCTGCCACCCGTCGGCGGCGTAGACGCCCTTCTCGTTGGGCAGCCCCAGATAGGCGGCGGGGTCGAGGTTGACCCCGTTTTTCCGCACCTCAAAATGGGTGTGCCGCCCGAAGCTGTAGCCGGTGTTTCCCATGACCCCCAGCTTTTCCCCGGCCTTCACCGTCTGGCCTTTTTCCACCGCCCGGGAAGCCATGTGGCAGAAAAAGAGTTTGTTTCCCTCCGGATCCCGAAGACAAACATAATTGCCCCACTGCCACGTCCGGTCGGAGTGGCTGGTGATCATGATGGAGGCCGTCACCACCCCGTCCACCGGGGCTAAGATGTCCGCCGAATCCATGCCGACAACGTCAATGCCGTTGTGGTCCGGACGGTCGGGAAGCCGGTAGCCGCTGGTGACGCGGTTCCGGCCTTTGAAAAGGAATGTCATTTTTGCTCGCCTTCCTCTTGACCTTTTTCACCGAATGAAATACAATAAATTTGCAGGCAGAATGCAAAGTGCTGCTGTCACTTTCTTGGTTTACCTGCCCGCTCGTCCCCCGGAATTCTCCGGGGGATTTTTTATGCCCTCATTCCTCCGGCTCCGCCTTTCCTTTCAAGAGCTCCACCGCCTTTTTCAGCACGGCGGGCATAGGAATCCCCAGCAAGCCGGCGTTCTCGATGATGGAGATGGTCTCGTTGACAATAAACGCCACCACCACCGTGGTCTTGACCCAGTCCACGCCCAGGGTCACGTCCAGCCGATGGGCGACCAGCACCAGCAGCAGGGTCATGCACTTCTTCGCCAGCCCCAGCCAGCCCACAGAGCTGGAAAGCCCGCCGTTTTGGGTTTTCTTGGAGTGGCCCAGTGCCGCCGCAATCAGCCCCGTGATGAAGTCGATGGCCATGAAGATGATAAGGGTGGTCAGGTCGTTGCTCCATCCCCCGAAAAGGGAGGAGAGAAAGCCCCCGACTGCCCCGATGCCCCCGCATACCGCCGCCCGGATCCCGTTTGCTTTGTCCATGGTCAGGCCTCCTCCAGAATGTAGTTCATTTCCGCCTCGGTGATGGTGCCCTTTTCGTAGCGGGCAATGACCTGCTCCGCCGTCAGTTTGTTGGCCCGATACAGCCGCTTGAAAGATTCTACCAATGTTCTCATAACAAACCTCCTTCAATCAATTCCAGTGTGTATGCGTCGATGGCTGCCTGAATCTGCTCCTCTACCGTGGGCTGCGTTCCGGGCTTTGGTGTGTCCTCCGGGTAAAACGTCCCGGTTTCCCCGTCGTACAGCCAGCCCTTGGGCGGTGTAGGTTTGATAAATCGTGCGTCCCCGGACGCTGTTTCGTCATAGCCCCAGCCCTCAAAGACGTTGTCGGGAGCTTCCACAAAAGTCACTTCCGGGGAGTACTTCCCGACAGTGCTTTCCAGAGTGGGATGCCTTGACGTGGCGTCCCAGTAGCAAAGCCCGTCAAAGATCTGTATAATTTTCATCGCCGTGCCTCCTTATGCATAGTAGGTGATGATGCAGACGCCAGATCCGCCAAAGCCATGATGCTCGTCGGATGAAATATAGGAACCGACGCTTCCGCCTCCTGCGGCAAACCCGCCGTTGTTGGGCGTAGTTCTTGAGGTTGCTCCTGCTCCGCCATTTCCGGCTTTTCCGTAGCCGCCTCCACCGCCAGCTCCATAAGTACTGCTTCCTCCAGCGCCGCCATTGCCGCCATAGCCACCGCCACCTCCGCCAGAGCCACCACCAAAGTCGGAGCCTCCTGCGCCTCCGATTCCGCCGTAGCCTCCGCCACCGCCGCCTCCGGAAGCACCTCCGGATCCTCCTGCGCCTCCGAGGCCTCCGTAGCCGCCACCGCCGCCACCGCCACCATCCTCGGTGGGGGCAGCGCCTCCGGCGCCAGTGCCTTCAAAATCCAGTCCCATACCAACGGTATTTGTCCCAGCGTTTCCAGCTTTACCTTTGAATTCAGAATAGACGCCGCCTGCACCGCCAGCGCCGCCATAGGTGCCTTTTGCACCACCAGAACCAGCAGTTGCGCCGTCATCTGTGCCGTATGCGCCACCGCCTCCGCCGCCTCCGCCATAGGTGCCACCGGCGCCTCCGTTACTACCTTGCTGATAAATGCTGCCGCCGCCACAGCCACCACCTCCGCCACCATAGCTTCCAGTGCCGCCAGCGTTCGAGTTATTGGTGCTTCCTCCACCGGTGCCGCCATTGATTCCGGAACCACCCGAAGCACTGAGCAGTGTACCGAAAGAGGTTACGCCACCGGCTGCAGAATCCCGATCGCCGCCTTTTCCGATGGTGATTGGGTATGTGGTTCCGGGGGTTACAGTCAGGGCTTTGTAGGCCATGTGACCTCCGCCGCCACCGCCCTGATTGTTGCCTGCTGCGCCGCCTCCGAAAAGGCGAACGTTGACGGACTTCACTCCGGCGGGACAAATCCAGTCTTGATCCCATACGATGATTTCGGTGACGAGACGCTTTTTCCCGCCACCCGCCTTAAAATTTGCCTTTTTCGCTCCTGTGTCCAAAATGACCGCTACCACAGCGCCGGAGACGAAAAGGTTATCGTCAGCCGTCTCTCCATTGGAAAGCTGGATGGTATACGCCGTTCCATCCACCTTCACCGTATCCCCCGCAGCAAAGGCGGCGGTGGCCTTGAACTGGCAGGAAAGCACTCCGGCGGCACCGTTCAAGCCCGTCAGAGCGTGGAACCGCCCCGGCGCCGATCGGCTGTGGGTCAGGGTGTGGACCCCGTCCGAAGCAAAGGCGCTTGCAATCCGGGATTCCAGGCTGTTGAAATTGGCGGCGTTGAGGGAATCGCCTTCGGCGCTGACCAATCCCTCCTCCCGGGTCACGTCGTAAACATCGGCGGTGCCCGTTGCTGTCAGCTTCCGCCGCCCCGGGTACTGAACGCTGCGGTCTGCCCAGGTCTTTTTTGTAAATGGCATGGTATCACTCCTATCAAATCAGTCCCCATTCACCTGCCTGCACCTCGCCGGAATAGGTGTACAGCTGAAGCAGATAGGTGAGGGTCTCGTCCACGGCCAGCAGCATCTTTTCCATGTTGTTGGCGTCGGTCCAGGTAAGGTTGTCCATGGTCTCCGGCAAGGGCAGGGAGGCAGTATGCGCCCCCAGCACATTCCGGACGGCTTTCAGGCTTGCAAGATACCGGGAGAGCTTTCCGCTGTCCGGAATCTCTCCGGAGACCCAGACCTGCCGCACCGCCTCCACGGTGTAGCCGTACCGGGCAAGGCGGCTTTTCAGGTAGGCGATGGCGTCCTCTACCCGGGAAAAATCGGTGTAGTTGTAGCTGCCCTTCATTCCCGCTGTCCACTCCGCCTGTTCCGCTTCGGTCATTGCCGCCCAGCCCTTTGCCCGGAGCACCTTCCAGCGGTTAACGTCGGCAGCCGTCCGATCCGTGACCAAATGCAGCCCGTAATACAAGGTCATGGAGTAGGAAGCAGAGGTGCCCAGGGCGTTGACGGCGGTAATCTCCACCTGATAGATTTCCGTGCTGCTGCGCTGGGCCACGGCCTGCCATGCGTCGCCTGCCTGGGTCCAGGTGACGCTTTCCCCGTTGACCGTCCCGGAGACGTAGAGAATGTTCCCCGGGAGGTACACATCCAGCGTCCGGGTCATGCAATCACCACGGAGATCAGCATGGTAGCCCCGGCGTCAACGGGGTTAGGCGTCACCGCTGCACTCTGGATCACCGGCACGGAGGTATCTAAGGTCACGGTTCGGGTGACGCTGCTGGATTTTCCGGCGGCGTCGGTGGACGTCACGACGATGGTGTTGCTGCCGTTGGCAAGGGTCAGGGCTTTGGTAAAGCTGCCGTCTGCACTGACCGTGGCAGCGCCCTTGTCCACGCCGTTTAAGCTCACCCTGACCGTCACCGGGCTGCTGGTGGCGTCGTTGGTGGTGCCCCGGACCGTCAGGCTTGCCGAGTTGGTGATGAGCCCGGCTTCCGGAGCCGTTACGTTGAGGGTGGGCGGCACCGTGTCCACGGTGTAGGAGGTGGTCTTCTGGACGGCTGCGTTTCCGTCGTGGTCGCTGACGTCGATGGTCACGGTGTGGGAGCCGTCCGACAAGGCGGCAGCCGGGGTATAGGTGACGCTGTAGCCGCCGGTGACAGCGGTCTTTGCAAGGGTGGAAGCAGCTGCGGAAACACCGTCCTGCTTCACCACAAGGGTGTCCAGATCCACCCCGGAGCCGCCGGTTTCGTCAATGACCGTGAAGACTACCGGCTGCTTGCTGTTGGTGACGTAAGCGCCAGAGCTGGGGGACAGGATGGTGATGACCGGAGCCACCTTCTCCCTGACCACCAGCTTTAAGCCGTCCAGCGTGGCCGCCGAGGCCGTCCCGGTGGTGCCTGCGTCGTTGGTGGCTTCCACTTCGATGTTGTAGCAGCCTCCGGGCAGGTTGTATGACGTGGCTCCGGGGGCCGTGATGGATGCTTCCCACTTCTTCGTGGAGCTGTTGTAGGTCAGATTGTGCCAGGTCCCGTTGACCTTGGCGCGAACGGTTTTGATTGCCATTGATTACTCCTCTCCGCAATAGCCCTCGCCGCTGTAACGGGTTTCCGGCTTTAAGATTACCGAAATTTCCGTGACCGAGAGCGACAGGACAAAGCGTGTGTTGATGGGAACGGGGTTGGGAGATGCCGCCGCAGCCGTGACCGCCGGACAGAGGACCGAAACGGTGACTTCTGTGCTCATGACAGCACCTCACAGTCAGCCGCCACGGTGTTGGAGAGCTTCAATTCCATTTTTAAGAGGTTTCCCGTCTCCGTGGTGCCCCATGGGGTGGGCACGGTCACGCAGCCGCCCAGCCGCTCTCCGGCCCAGACAAAGGTTGTGCGGTTGGTGGTTCGGCGCTGGTAGTAGTCGTAGACCCTCTGAGCTGCCGCCTGCCCGATGTCCGGGGAGATCAGGGTTGCTTCCTCCACTGTGACCACGTTTTTCTTGTCCGTTGCGGTCACGTCGGGATTTTGGACGGTGTACACCGTTTTTGTGTCGGCGTATCTCTGCCCGTTTATCTCCACGCCGCCGTCTGCCGAGGCGGTGTAGCTGTGAGCCGTCACCCGGACCTCGGTGACGATGGCGGCAGTTTCCGCTGTGGCTCCCAGATAGACCCGGTTCTGGCTGATGACCTCCGGCACGGTGCCCAGGGACAAGACCCGGATGCCGTCGGTTCCGTCAGTAGAGACGCAAACGCCCCAGGCAAACAGCACCTGCTGGATAGCTTCCCGGCGGGTACAGGGCTGGAGAATGCCGGTCAGGGCGGCGTCCTCTGCTTCGATGGTCAAAGGAAAATCTCCGCCGATAATCTCCTCTAAGAGCTTCTTGGCCGAGTAGGACGTGTACACGCCGCCGGGGAAGTTGTCCCCGCCCAGCACTCCCAGCGCATCACTGCAGGAAATCTGATAGATATTTTTCGACGACCGCTTGGATGTGTCAATGTAGTATACGCCGATGAGATTTCCATCGTTCCGCACCTCTACCGGCTGCTTTAACTGGAACATATACTCGACATTTCGACGGCTTTCCAGCGTCCACGTCAGAGAGGACACCGGCAGCTCGGCGGCGATGGGGTGCATCTGATTGGTCACAGAGCCGTCCCAGATCTCCGACATTCCGAAGGATCGGTAGGTGCCGAAGATGATCCGCTCCACCTTGGCGTATCGCCTGGGGAGGCTGGTGCGCTTTAAGGTGACGACGATCCGGGTGTAGCCGATGACCTTTTTCTCGCAGTAGTAGGATGCGTTGTCCGGGGAAAAGTCTTCGCTGGCCTTTACGGTGTCCTGCCGGTACCAGTCGATGTGGATGCGGTCGCAGAATTCACCGGTTCCGGTGTCAAAGAGGATGGTGATCCCCAGAGACGCAAACGCCGCATTGAAAGAGATGTCGATGACCGGCGGGTCTGCAAAGGTTCCGTCCGCCCCGCTGATGGTTGAGGACCAGAAGGCAGGCTGCTGCTTGTCCCCGGCGATGTGCTGTCCGTCAAGCCCCCAGTAGCCGAACTCCAGAGTAGCCGCCGGGGAGACGGACACCCCTGCCGGCAGCAGGGAAGGTTCAGAAAAGGCAGAAGCCGAATCCGTTGTCACCGCTGCCGCTTCCTCTGCCCCGGGAGCCACGTCCTTGTATAGGATGGTGGTCTTGCTCACGGCGTCACCTGCGCTTCCATGGGGATGAAGTTTACGGAAATCTCGTCCCAGTAGTTTTTGGAGCCGGTGGAGGTCCGGAGCTTCCGCTTGCCTTTGGTGTAGTACGCCTCATAGGTAATGCTGCTCTGACCGTCCGCCGCTTCCAGCTGGACGGAATCGTCCACCGAGTGGGCGACCAGGTAGTCCCAGAGGGCGTCGAAGTCCTCGTTGCTCTTGCCGTTGAAAAAGGTGACGGTGTGGCCGATGTAGGCGCCGATGATGTCCCGCACCATCCGCCCCGACATGACCCGCCCGGCGTTTTTTCCGTCCAGCACCTCAAAGCTTTCCTCCAGGTCGGAAATGGCCACCGTCACGTCGAAGGCAACGCCGTTGATCTTTACGTAGTTCATCTTACACCTCCGTCAGGCTGACGCCGATGCGCCGCTGCTCCGATTTGTTCAGTCGGAAAACGAGCTTTGCAAACTGAACGCCGTCCACTTCCATGACGGCTTCCTGGTCGGTTCCACGGTTCCCGTACTGTGCCATGACCTCCGCCAAAGCCTGCTTGATGGTCTCTAAGGGAGCTTCGATGTTGGTACCCTGCTTCTGGTCGCCAAGGACGGCCATAAATTCCCGGTTGGGAGGGATGACGGCGCCTTGGGCCAGACGGGGAATTTCCACTCGGCTGATGGAGGGAATGCTGATACCCATGCTCTTGCCGCCGATGAGAGGAACCCAGTTGGGCACGTCGAAGCTGATTTTGTTCATCTGGGAGATCAGCCAGTTCAGGCCGTCGATGATGGCGTTGATAGCTCCTTCCAGCAGCGAAACGATGCCGTTCCAGATTCCCGCAAAGATGTCTTTCACACCGTCCCACGCCTTTTTCCAGTCACCGGAGAAAACGCCGGAAATGAAATTGGTAATGCCGCTCATAATCTGTTTAAACGCATCTAGCAGCGGCTGAAAGTTCTTCTTGATCCCGCCCAGCAGACCGTCCATGAGGTACTTGCCCTGTTCCGCCATGACGGTGGAGGGCGAGTGGATTCCGAAGACGTTTTTGAATCCGTCTATGAAGGGCTGAAAGATGTGGTCCTTGATCCATGTGCCGATGTCTTTTATCACGTTCCAGATACCGTCCAGAAGTCCTTGCAGCGTGAATTCGCCGTCCTCATAGGCCGTTTCATGCCACCAGTTAACGACTTCCGCCCACGCATCCTTTATCAGGCCCCACAGAAACGCTGTGAGCGCACCGAATGCTGCGCCGATGGCCCGGAATGTGGATTCTGCCACACCTGCCCAGTCCACGCTGACGAGGAAGGTCTTGACCTGCTGCCCGATCTGCTGCCAGTCGATGGATGCCAGGGTGTCATAGGCAGAATCCATGAACCCGATCACCAGATTGCTTGCTGACTTCGCCAGCTGTGCCATGTCCAAGTTCAGTAGGAACCCCGCCAGTGTCTCGATACCGATCTTGAACCCGGCAAAGAGCAGCTGCCCGACGGCGATCCAATCAATGCTGGAAATGGCGCTGTTGAATAGGTCCGCAAGGCTGGAGCCCAGGTTCTGCCAGTCGATGGAGTAGATGTAGCTGACCAGGAACTGCACCGCCAGATTCAGCCCGGAGCCCAGCGCAGCGCCAAGAGTAGCCCAGTCGATGTTGTTCACCATGTCGTTGAACGCCTGGCCTAAGTCGGTTCCCAGCTGTTTTACCTTGTCCAACACGCCGGGGAAGGTGAACATTTCCAGGAGATTTTGAGCAAAGGTATTGACGCCTGCGGCAAAGGCATCCATTCCCGCTTTCAGCCTCGGAAGGCCGTTGTTCAGAAAGCTGTCCAGAAAGGCGCTGAACGCCGCACCCCAGGAGGAAAAGACGGTGTCGTCCATTTGAGCGTCGAAGGCCGGAGCCATTGCGTCCGCTGTCCCGCCGCCTCCGGTGGAGAGCTGGTTGATCTCGTCAAAGGACGCCATGGATTTCTGAGCCTTGTCCGCTGCGCTTCCGGCGTTTTCGGTGGCTTTTGCCTGAGCGTTCAGAGCTTTGGCGTTTGCCTGGGCCTGTTTGCCCGTCGTCCCGAAAAGCGCCGACGTGAACTGGGAAACGACGGTGATGGCCCTTGCCAGAATGTTCAGCAGAGAAGTCAACGCCGGTACTACGGCATCATAGATGGGCTGGAAGGCCGTCAGCAAGGCTCCCCGCACCTGCCCCACGGCAGCGGTGAAAGCCGTGTTCAAGGACAGATACTTTCCCACCTGCTCCTTGACCATCCCCAGACCCTTGTAAATGACGCTGAACACCAGAGCGCTTTTGATGGTGCTGCCCAGCCGCTTGAGCTTCCCGCTGAGGGAGCCGGACAGCCTGGAAAACACGTTGAGCTTTTTGGCGGCGTTGACGATCCCGGAGCCCAGACTTTTCAACATGGAGCCGGTGGCTTTCAGCGTCTGCGAGATTCCGGAACGGACGGTTTTCAGCACGGAGGAAACCTTCTCCTTGACCTTGTCCCATTTGCCGGTGTCGTGATCCTGCTTGAAGTATTCGGAGATTTCATCGTTGATTTTTTTGATGCGGCTGTATACCTGGTCATACTCCTGATACCCCGGCCCGACTCCCGCCGCCTTTAACTGCGCCAGCCGCTCCTGCAGAGTGCTGAGCTCCTCATTCATAGCTACGACGTGCTCGTTTGCTACAGTAGCATTGTCACGGATTGCCTGAAGGGCCTGTTTTTCCAGCTGCAGCGCAGCTGCTTGCTCTCGGGCCTTTTGTGCGGCCTGAGCTAAACGATCCGCATCATCAGGCGTCCTAGAAAGCTCCGCCGCATACTGCTTCGCCTCATCTTTCAGTAAAGCCAGCTTCCGGTAGGCTTCGTCGAATTCCTTGCTGCCCAACCCTTTCCCGGCGTTTTTCAAAGCCTGCAGCGACAGTTCTGCTTCTCGGATTTTTCCCGCGTAGGTGTCCAGTCCGAAGGGGTTAGCCGCCTGGGTGGGAGAATTCAGCTCCTTTTTGTACTGCTTGATGTCGCCGACCACCCGGTCCAGAGCCGCAGTGGCCTTGTCGTATTCTTCATCTCCAAACCACTTGCCCTGGGATTCCAGATCCTTGACCACGGCCTTAGCGTCCTCCAAGGCCCGTTTCATCTCATTGACCGCTTGGGATGCCCCGTGGTAGTTCTCGATGAAATCCATAGCCTCCCGGTTGTAGCCGCTGCCGAACTCGTCCCGGGTCCTTCCGGCGCCGTTGAGCGCCTTTTGTAGCTCTCCCGCCGCATCAGTGGCATCATCAATGACTTGTTTAATGCCGTTGCTGGGTGTTTTTTCTGCTGCTTTTCCCACTGCGTCGATCCGTTTTTCCAGATCTTTTAGTTCTTTTTCAGCCTGCGAATTGTCCACCAGTGCTTTGACGATAATTTCGCCGTCGACTTTTCCGTCCGCCATTTATCCACCCCATTCCTTTAACAAGTCGCTTTCGGCCTGTGTATAAGCCCTAGGCAAGTCAACCAAATCTCGATTTTGGCGGTACCAGTCCCGATCGAATTTATCCAGCGTTTTTCCCTTTGCTTTCAGGCTTCGAATGCGGACAATCTGAGCGAAGGTACAATCACCAATTTCGTAATAAGCAGCAAGAAAGGACCACCAGTGCAGTGATCCTGCTCGGCAGTCCCTTCCTAAAACACGGTTTATCGGAGCGGCAATGTACGGAAAATCCTTTTTCCAATCCACCAGATGCAGAGGCTTTCGATCCTGACGAATTTCATTCTGTCCCCCTCGCAAGAACCAAAGGCATTGCGTTACAGCGTCTTGATAATTCTCAGGAGGTAAGACGTCAAAAGTAGGATAAAATATGCTTAGGCACCCTCGCCCACGATCACGATCCGTCAGCATAGGGTCATTCAGTAGACTGAGAATATCTAGCGCAGGCCGAAAATCCCAGCGGATCGGATACTCATTACCATCGATCAGAACACTTTTCGGAAGATCGTAGTCTGTCATTTTGGCTGCTTCCGGTATTTGGCCAAATATTCATCAAGCCGAGCATTGCTGCGGCGCTGTTCTTCCGACGTGGAATCAGCCACCACATCCATGATGGCCAGCAGGAAGTTTACCCACACGGGCAGGCCATCGGCCATGGCGTAAATGTTCATATCGGAAAACAGTTCTGCACAGACATCCTTGCCGAAGATAGCATTAACGTCCGCCCGCATTTCCTCATCCATGGCCCGGGAGACCTTGAAGATCTCCCGATTATCGGTGAGACTGTTTACCTGTTCTCGGTACTTCGTCTGTTTCTGATCCAATGTATCGAATGTGTCGTAGAGCCTTTCCACGAAAAAGCTGTCAGTGGGGTTAAACGAAATCTCGCAAATCCCGTTGACAGTAAAGGTTTTAATGCCATTTGCAAAATTCACCGAAGCCATGATGTACCTCCGTTTTTCTTGTGTTTTTATGCTGCGTCAGGGGTAAAGGTCACAGCGCCGTTGGCCCCCTTAGCGACAGTGCCCAGAGTCCTGGTGCCGCCATAGGTGATCTCGGTGGCGATGTTCAGCGTGCCGCCGCCGTCGCCGCCGATACTGGTCACGGCAATGGCGCTGGATTCGTACCGCTCCGCAAAGGACTTGGTTTCCCCAGAAACGGCGTAAAAGTGGACAATGAGCATGTCCTGATTCGCCAGAGCCTGCGCATCCCGATCCTTGATCGCCAGATTCCAGAGTTTGACGGCGGCAGGATCGTCCGCATCAAGAGGGTATCCGTCATAGGTCTGGGTGGTGGTGGGCTTTTTCATGGTGGTGTAGGTGCTGCCCAAAACGTCCTGTTTGCTTTCGGTACCCCAGTCGTATTCGGCGGTGGATTCCTCCACTCGCTTACCGATGGCGCTCCATACGGGGGATTCTTTCGTGCCGGTATTCAGGTAGGCAATCATCAATTCCCGATCGATGGTCTGGCCTGCGGCAGTGTTGAAGGTGAGATCTGCCATAATTTCAACTCCTATTTGTCAAATTCGTTGTTGTAATCCAGCCTTAAAGCGATGAGCCAATCCTCAACACCATCTTGATAAGCGCTGTTGAGGTAACCCGGACTCGTTCGGCTGATGGTTTTGATAATGCGATTGCCCGAAGCCATTACGGGATATGCATCAAGTTGGTATTCCTTACCGTTCAGTTCAATCGGCTGTTTTTCCAGCCATTTCCCGAGAGTGTCAAGGAATTCCTTGATTCGGATACGCTGCATTTCTGATTTGGGTGCGGCCCGATAAATTACATTGAACGGATACTGACAGACCTGCATGACATGACCGGTAATATCCGTTTTCTGCTTCTGGATTGCGGCACCGGAAACCGGAAAAAAGCCGATCCCGGAAGCGTCAGAAAGCGTAGAAAAAAGGATTCGATTCTGCCCTGACAATCCTGGAAACTGATTCAGCAGATCCAGTAAAACTTTGCTGACGGCATCCGATCCGTCGATGTCAATAAATGCTTTGGGTGGCACGACTATTTACCTCCAATTATTTCATTCACACCGTCAATCCATAATTGCTCGTATTTCCGCTTGGCGTGCTCAAACCACTCGGGGACGGCTTGCGGGTCAGAATATTTCAGTGCCCGGTTGGTTGCGATGAGCTTTGCACCCTTGCGAAAGCGCAGAATGTAATCACCGGAGCTCATAGGAATTTTGCGAGGGCCTTTTCCCGTTTCACGATCAACCATAACCTTCCCATAGTACAAGTACCGTGCATACGGTCCGGGGAACACCACTCTTTTTCCGTCGTCCTCCGTGTGGGAACGCTGCTGCAAACCACCAGTATTGCCAGACCCCAGCGGCATACAGGCTTTACAATCTTCGAGAACACGATCGCCTAGCCACTGCTGGGCTTCTCGTACTCGTGCATTGAACGCCTGAATATCCACAACAGCATGTAAGCCGTCAGCTGAGCATGAAAACCTAATAAAACTAGACATCAGCGCCCTCCAATCTCAAAATGAGGGAGAAGGCTATAAAAGCTTGCCGAGCTTATCAGGTAGATGCCGTCACGTTCTGTATTCATGGCGTGGTACAAGCCCTCGTCGTAGTCATCGTCGGTTAGCGGTTCAGTGTCAGACCACGCACCGGAAAAAATGAAATCGCATTCCGGGGCGAAGGTGATGTGCTGTGCCGGATTGTCGCAGCGGGCATATTCCTTCGGCCCCGTGTAGCTTTTCATCCCCGCACCGGTGGAAATGTGCTTGTCTACCGTGCAATGGATGATGATGTCCACGACGTCGGTGTTGTTGCATCCCACAGTTGTCGCATTTTTGGATTTCGTAGTCAGCAGATCAACGTCAGAGATGACGGACGGGAACCAGCGCCCGGATGCGGCGTGATAGTTAAAAACCGTTATCGTGTCGTGGTACACTGCCAACACCTCCTGCGTATAACAGATTGACGCCATTTGCGTCTGGAATTCCAGACAGATACTGTGCAGCAACACTGCCGATAAGGCTTGCCTGCGATTCTGCACTTGCTGCAGCGGCAGCATAAACGGAGCCGTTTGCGCCGCTTACCGCGAAGGAAATGGACTCCCTTCCGGACGAGATAGAAGCAACAGCTCCACGATAACTTCCGTCCTCCGCTTTCTGTGCCGAAGATGCCCTCCGCTGAATATCAATCCAGTAGAGGGCTTCAGCAATGGCACAAACAGCCTTTTTAACTTTGACAGCATGAGCTTCCACGCTCGGAAACGCAAAGGTGAGACGCCCGAAGGTGATTGCATCCAGATCGTCGCTGGCGCGTTCAAGCCATTTTGGAGCCGTTTCTTCGGTTAGGACGTCGCCGAAATAGCCGGTGCTGTAAAACGCAAAGTCTGCATATGCCATATCCACGCCTCCTTAGGCTTCCTGTTCCTCGACAGTAGCATCCTGCTCGGTTTCGGCAGACCTTTTCCGCCGCTTGCTGTCCGCCTTTGCAGGTTCGACAGCAGGAATGAGTTTGACAGCTTCGTAAATGGCCGACCGATGCATCAGCTCAATGCTGGTGTCATCGGTGGCCGCTACGATGTTGCCGGATTTCAAATTGCGAAACAACATAGCGTCCTCCTCACATCAGGCCATAGTGTAGTAGGCGGTGCCGGACGCGAACTCCGTGATGGAGACAGCAGTGTACACACCGTTGGCCTCGGTGTAATACTGAGTACCGGCAGCGTAGGCAGTCGCCTTGGTGAACACGCCGGGCTTGAAGATCAGGTCAGGCATGACAACGGTGGTGCCGTAGTGGTAGAACAGCTCGACGCCGTAGGCATTGGAGAGAGGGATCTTCTCGGCGGTATACTGGTCGGCCATGATGGGCTGAGCGACAGCGCCCTCGACCATAAGCAGGTAGTTGCAGCCAGCGGGAAGGTGGACGCAGCTGTACGCGCGGACGCCGTGCCACACAAGGAATTCCTCGGCGGCGGTGTTCACATTCGCGTTGTTGGTCTGCTTGTCGAGGTCGTTACGGATCATGCCGTAATACTTCGGGGACAGAACGAGGTGCATCATGGAGCGGGGCACGCCGTCCACGAAGTCATTCTGGGTGGTTTCGCACTCCTGAATGATGGCTTCCAGTTCGTCAGAGATGGTCTTGTGGGCGGACAGGTTCAGCACAGTGGCCTTACCGGCAGCAGCGGCGAAGAACGCATTGTCCAGCTCGGCAGCCATACGCAGGATGTGGTTTGCGGAACGACGGTCCAGAACGCCGTCAACGCCGTACAGGCGGACGTCCTTCTGTTCCAGCTCCTCGACGATCTCGCGGTCGGTGTCGATGGCGACAGTGACGGGCTTTGCCTTCACGGCGTCGCCCTTGCCTGCGGTACGCGCGGTGCCGTAGTTTTTGGGGGTGGCGTTGACGAAGCGCTTGGCTTCGACAGTGCCGGAAACAGGATCACCGGACAGGTCCATGTTCTTCATGGAGCCGGAGATCAGCGCCTTCTGGACGCCCTCAATGGTCTTACCGTACAGCTCGGCAAGATATTCCTTGCCGTCGCTTTCCAGAAGGATGTTAAGTGCATTGATACGAGGCATAATTCATACTCCTTTGTTTATCAGAAAATTTTGGGCGGGGTGTACTTCTCAGAGCCGGTGCCGGGATCGCCCGTGGGTCCCGTAAAAGCAGGCGCTTTTTCCTTCTGCTTTGCCGCCTTTTCTGCGGCTTCCTTTTCCTCGGCGGTCTGATACAGACCAGCGTCTTTCTGCTTGGCGGCCTTCATAAAGTCGTCAAAGCCGAAAAATGCGCCGTCCTTCCACGTCAGACCGGCGTCCGGAGACATACACTCGGACACAAGAGCCGTGCGGGCAAAGGGAGAAGTGACGCCGTACTCGTCCAGCTTCTTGGTGATCCAGTCCTTCTGATCGCGCTGCGTGATTTCACGGGTGAATTTCTTCTCCGCTTCTTCCGCTTGCGTTTTATAGGTCTGGATTTCCTGCTGAATCTGCTGCGGGTCGATGCCCTCAAACTTTTTCAGCGTGGTTTCAGCAGTGTCGAGGCGGGTTTTTAGACCGTCCCGCTCTGCCGTGAGGCCTGCAATGGTTTTGTCCTTAGCGGCTTTCGCGTTCTCAACATCTTTTCCGTTGAGGGCGAATACCTGCTTGACCTGGTCCTCATTCAGCCCCAGTGCGGTAAGTTCTTCGGTTTTCATAGATCCTCCTGTGTAACGGCAATAGCAGTGATTTAAGACGTTGCAGCGTCTGGCCGTTTTCGACTTTATTAGGACTGCCGATCGTCCAATTTGTGCCCCTTGCCGGAGTTGCACCGGCGATACTGAAAAGGGCATAGAAAAGCAGAGCCATACGTTGTAAAGCTCTGCTTTATAGGTTCTTATTTACGAGCAGCTGCAATAGATTTTCTGGCATCCTCTCGTGTCCATTGCGCAATTTGAATGCGATCAGAGAGACGTTTCAAACCGGTGTTTTCGCAGAATTGGTTGTAGTCCAAATTCTGCTTTTCGAGCAGTTTTGCCGTATGCGTGTATTGTGCTTCAAGTGTAGCTTTCACGCCCGCATCTTCTGCTGCATCAATAGCAGCCCGCAAACCGATTAATTTTGTTTTGGTGCACCGGATTCGAGATTCTTTTGCTCGCTGTTTCTGGCTGAGATCATAGGCTTTTTTGTTTGCGTCTGCGTCAAACTGTGCATACGGATTGTGACGAAGATCGCCGGGGCCGAAGCTATGTCGGCAGTTCCAGCCGCATAGCCCCTCGCCGCTTCCGTAGCCAGTGGATTCTACAAACATTGGAAGGTTCGGTGTTCTGCCGGTTCTGCTGTAAAATTTTCCTTGCCACCAAAAATGATTTCCGGGATTCTGTCCGCCATCGCCGTAACGGGCTCCGATGTGCGCAGATACGAGAATAACATCCCAGTCACGTTCTTCCATGCCCTGAACAGCCATGTTGCCGGATGCTTGAGCAACGCCTGTACGCACAGCTCGCAGCACGGCAGTTTCGATCGTGTCCGTGTGTCCCGTTGGATAATTAACTCGTACCTGCGTATCAACGATGCTGTTGACGGCATCCTGTACAGCCTGTGTGTATGATGCGGCGCCGGATGTAACCTTGAAATGCGCGGTGTCCAGAGCTTTCAGCAGCTGCTGTTGGCTCGCGTGCGCGGTCGTGCGGGTGAAGTTATGGACGGTGCCCGCCGTGCGCTGGTAGGTGTCCTCAAGCAGCCGGATCATGCTCTCAGCCTGTGCAAGCTCAATGCCCGCAAGCCCGTGTTCGATGTAGAAATTGCTGTCGTAGGCAAGAGATTTGATACCGGCGTCCTCGAAGATGCGCTTGATCTCTGCATCCGTTGCCTTTGTCCAGCGCTTGATTTCCTGCTGTACAGCGTCCAGATGGCCGCCTGCGGCCTGATAAACCTCAAGCTGCCATTCATCCGAGGCAGTGAGAAAAACGCCCTCGCCGCGTCCTAACCGTGCCATAACACGCCGGATAAGGTCGCTGGTGATCCACACGTTTAGCTCGTCGATTTGCGGGTACAGGGTTTCGATGATGTCCAGAATCTGCTGAGGTGTCAGCATGCACAGCCTCCTATTCTGCGCCGAAAAGCTGGGCTTTCTCGATCTGCGCGGCGTCGGCCTCTGCGGTCATTGCCTTCGCTTCTTCCTCGCTCATGCCTTCGAACTTTACGAAGTACATCCACTTCGGGACCCAGCCCTGCATAACGTAGGCGCGCCACGAGGCTTTGTCCTCCTCGTAGTTGTAGGTCACGTCTCCGAAGTTGAAATTGACCTCATATTCGCCCAGCGGCGCGAGATTGTAGAGCGTGACCAATGCATCAGCACCAGCCAGCGCCTGTGTGATAGCGTCCTTGAGCGCGTCGCGGTCGGTCTTGATCGTCTGGATGGTGTCGCGGTCGTCGGCTTCGACCTGTGTCGCGGTAATCATGCCGGTCTGGCCGTCCAACACAAACACGCCCTCGGAAAAGCCGCATTTGACACCGGCCATAGACAGGTCGAAGTTGATGTCCTTGATCCGCGCGTCGGTCAACAGCGTCGGCGCGTGCTCATGAATTGCAGAGACTTCGCCGTCGTTCAACCCCATGCCGAGCCCCTTGACAAAACGAGGTAGTTCCACATTGCGGTTTTGCGCATTCTGGATGAGCTGCTGCCCAACAAAGGTGATGTGCTTACTGTCCTCGATTTCCGCATTCTTACGGCTGACGGCAATGTCGATGGCCTTCAGCTCCGCAGCAGCGTTGGCAAACACGGAAAGCCCCAGCGGGGACGACGGATCAACGGTGTTTGCGCCGGGAACGCGATAGTAGCCGAACAGCGGCGTTTCAAGGTTGGTAATGGTAACTTCGGGTGCCAGATGCGCCCATGCGTCAACCTTATCAAGCGCCACCTCCTCACCAAGGGTAACTTCACCCTTCGTGCTGAGCCGGTTTTCAAACGCCTTGTTCGTGATCTTGTAGAGCTTGCCACCCTCTGCGGTGCTGCCCTCGAAGCGGTGGTATTCAAGCCGTGTGAAATGGCGGCTGCCCTGTGCGGTATGCGCCGCGAAGATCGCACCGACGATTTCGCCGTTGTCGTCCTTCGCCGTAATGCCGAAGTTGCCCGGCAGGATGAAGTCCCACGTCTCGCCGTTCCATTTGAGCATAATGCCGCCCAGCCGCTCAGCCTCCGACACACGATCTGGCAAGCGCTTGAGCAGGTCGTCAGCCAGCCCCTGCAAGTAGTCGGCACGGGATGAGCCGGAAATAGCAATACCGATGTCCAGCGTCACCAGCTTTGCGCGGGTGTCGCTGATATGCTTTGCCATGTTGATAGTCCCGATTTCATCCTCGGCGTTCAGCCAAGGCGGCTTGCCGGTAGAAATGCGGTCCCAGTTTGTAAGGGCGCTGGACATTTCCGGCGAGGAAATGAGTTCAACGCCAAATGCCTTCGCAATATCGGTCCCGCTATGAATAAAAAGCATTTTGATCCTCCTTAGCAGGCGCGTAAAAAAATTCATTTCGTCACCGCCTTAAACTATCCATTTCAGTTCATTCCGCAGAGCTGTCCGGCAGAAATATCTGAGCTGGTCCATGCTATGGTCGTTTTCTTTGATAACCGCGTCTTCGGCCTTTTCCTCGTCCCACGAATACGTCTCGAATTCCTCGAAGGTGCTTTTGCAGCTCTTGTGAAAGTACAGGCACCCGGCATTTAAGAACTTCGTCACGTCCTGAATGCCGTTCAAAACGTCGTTGTCGGCCTTTACGACCATGAATTTACCGTATTTTTGTATTGTCTCGATCATGGACGACGCGGACGGGTCAATGATGATATACTGGATCGGATAGTCCCCGATCAGGTCGCACAGCATCTTGTAATACGCCTCGTTGTCCACACGGTTGTTGCTGCCGCCTTTGTAATACAGTTCCTTGACCATGACGGCCTTTTGCTCTGAGGGGCTGTAATCGTACAGGCCAGCGGCAAACGGGTTGACGGTGCCGTAGTCCACGGACACATAGTAGCGGTGCCGTGGGTTGAGCGCCGGGACCTTCGGGACGATATGCGCCGAGCGGTCGAACATGGGGTAGACAAGGCCCTCGGCCTTTACCCACAAACCGAGGATATAGCGCCGGTAGAAAACGCCGGTGTACATCCCCTCATATCTGGCCTTGATTTCAGGCGCAAGGCTTAGATTGTCGTCCATTGTGAAGTGCAGATACAGGATGTTCCGCTCTCGCGCTTTCTTGATCCACTCCACATAGAACCAGTGACCGGGGTTTTCGGGGTTGCAGTTGAACCAGAACTTAGAACCGGCCACGCTGCAACGAGCCATAGCCTGCTCCACGAAAGAGCGAGGCATGAGGGCCACTTCGTCGAACAGCACGCCCGCAAGCGTGATGCCCTGCACCAGTGTGTAGCTTGATTCGTCCTTGCCGCCGAACATATAATAGCTGTTGGTCACGCCGCCAGACGTGATAATCAGCTTGTTTTCACTGCGGCGTTCAGTGATCGAGAAAATGCCCTCAAGCCACTGCGGCATGAGGGTTATAACGTTGCGGCGCAAGCTCTCGATGGTCTTTCCGCATATAGCGAAGTTCTGTCCGCTGAAGCTGCTCATGCTCCACAGGATAAAGCCGTCCGTCATGGAAACGGTCTTGCCGGAACGGATGGAGCCGTCACAGATGATGCCGTCACAGTCCATGAACTGCGGTTTATTCCACCACGTCAGTGTCAGAAGCTGCCGCTTGCTGAAGTTCTGGTAAATCATCCGTGTTCACGTCCTCCTTTGTGGCATTCTGGATAGCTTCAAGCAGATTGTTGTCCTTTGCGCTGCCGCCCAAGCCGGTTTCGCCGGTGATGTCCATATAGAGCTGGATCGCATAGGTGTTGCCCGCCTGCGCCGACCGCATAAGAGCGTCGGCCACAAGCATTTTTTGGGTCAGCACCTCAGACGGGATGCCCAGCTTTTTCAGGCGGTTCTGCTTGCGCTTATCGGTAATCGGGAGGCCGGAATACAGCTCAAGAAGGTCAGCCATCATTTGCCGCTCACGGCGTTTCTCCTGACTGGCTTTACCACCAGCAGAGCGGATAGCGTGAGCCTCTTCTTCGCTGCGTTCGGTCAGAGGAATGAGGTTCTTGTCTTGTGGTCTGCTCACGCTTCACACCTCCTATCAGTGGTTTTTCCTCCTTCGTCACTTCGCTTTCTGATAGCCGTACTTGTAACCGAATTTTTGCTGATTGGCTTTCAGCCACTTAGAAACGGCGTCGTTGTAGTCCTTGCCGCTGAGCTGGGCACTGTTGACCGCCTTTACAAAGCCGGAAGCGTTGAAATGCGTGCCCTTCGTGAAGGTGTACACGCCCGCGTATCTCGCGGTATCGTCGCCGCGTCCGGTTTTGGTGCTGACGGCCACAATGCCGCGCCGGGTGCCGAGGGCGGTATTGATAACGTCCTCTTTGCTGAATGTCGGCCAGCCGTCGCGCGGGTGGTTGTGAATGGCAATTTCTTTACCGTTACCGGTCAGCCCTGAAATACTGCCCGCGTTGCCGTGGCGGTATTTCGTAGCGAAGCCCTGTTCATCCACGACTACGCCGTGTTCTTCCAGCGCGTCACCATGTGCGGCCACAAAGGCGCGTACCATGTCCTCATAGACACGGTTGGAGCCGATTTTGACATTCATGCGCGCGGGAAGGTCTGCGGTGGTTTCGTCATTGCTGCCTCCGCCTAATGCTGATGGCCATTTTCCATTGAACTCAGCACCGGAACTACTGCCACGACCGCCGTGTTCCAAGGGAAATGTGATTTCCGTCCATGCGCCGATCCGCTGTTCAAGAGTCTTTCCGTCAATTTCATAACGTAGGGCCTCGTCAAGGCTGCTGAATGATGCAATGGTTTTTCCAGTCGTCAGACTGTACAGCTCAAGCGGATTGCGGAAAAGCACCAGCTTATCAGTTGCGTAAATGCCGTTTAGGCGTTTGAATTCATGCTTGAATCGGTCAAGCTGCATATTGTCTCACCTCTTTTGGGTATAAAAATACCGCCAGCGGAAAGCCGCTGACGGTTGAAATCGCTCAGTTTACACGGATGACGGGTTTCGGGCCTTTGCCTTTGCCGCCCTCCGCATTGGTGGGCTTTGCGTCATAGGGTGCACCGAGGCGCTTGTTGGTCTTACTCTTTGCGGGCTGTGCGGTGGTCTTTTTTGTCATTGTGGGCCTCCTATCTGACGACGGGTTCGTCATCGCTCTGGTTCATGTACTCCTTGAAAAACGCTTTCACGTCGTCAGGAGCGTCGTCTCTGATACCGATGATCTCGTCCGTGTCCTCGTTGCGAATCACATATCCCATCATAATCAGTTCGGGATCATTTTCGTTTCTAATCTCACTCATATTATCCTAACTCCCTTTTAAGAATTTTCCAAATTGCTTGAGACAGCGGCTTTGCACGGCTGCCGTTGGCACGATAGTCTGCGACGGCCTCGGCCATAGCCTCAGAACGGTTTTTAGTCGCATATCGGGAAATCTGCGCCACAAGCTGGTCGTTCGTCAACCCTTTTCCGGCTGCGTTCTTCTTCGCAGCTCTTGCAGCCTCGCTCACCACCTTCGTAGCAAAACGATGTTTGTTCCATGCGGCGATACGATCCACAGTCCCATAATAGCCGGTCTGCGTGATGTTCTTGAATACCAATGCGCTTTCCAGCAGATGTCCGATTTCATGTGATGCAATATGTACGCTGCTTGTGCCGTCAGGGTGCCATTTGACGAGCACGTCGTTTTCGTAACTCTGATCCAGCTTTGCCCGATCTCCCATCATTTTGGGATTGAGCTGCAACTTGCCGGACAGAGAAGCAGATGCGTAGGCATTGGATCGGCTTTCGCTGCCGTTCAGCTCATGGATGCCGATTGCCGCCTGCGGGAACTCCTTCAGTAATCCTTCAAGCTCACCGGCTGCCGAGCGCAAAACGCCGAAATCGACCTTATCAGCGGACGAATGCACCGTCACGCTGTAATGGTTCTGCATATACTGTCGCAGCTCTCCGACGTCTTTTGTGTCAAGTGCGCTGCTGCTGCGTCCGGAACCGCTGCCACGTCCACCCATTTGTTATTATACCACACTTTCTTTTGGGTTTGTAGTATGTCCCTTAGTTTGCTATGCTGCATTCCAAGAGCATAAAAATACCGCCAGCGGAAAGCCGCTGACGGTTGGCGTTAAAGAAAAGGGCGCATTTCTGCGCCCACGCAAGCACCCGGATTCGTCACCGGGACTACGGATATACCGTGTTCTCCTTGTCTTAAACTATCACTTGCTTTTATAATTATGCCACAAATCTGTGATTTTTGCAACCATGCGTTTTTCTTGAGGGGTCAACTTAGCAAACCCTTTTACAGAATCGTTTTCGTTATGGAAATAGCCGTGATGTACATGGGGTTTTTCTCCGAAATGCGGATGCGATAAATCGATAGTTTTTGTTCGTTTGTTCTTCGTGTCAAAGTATATTACCTGTAATAATTCATCTCCGCCTACGGTCACATAAACCCGTCCCTTAGTCATGGTTTCCATTAGCGTTTCCGAGTTTCGCCTATTTTTTGTAACGAATTTAATGTTTCCGCTTTTAAAAATCGTATGGTATTGCGATCCGTATTTGTTTTTAGGGTTTCCAAAATCATCAACGGAAAATCCACTAGACGAGCCCCTACCACCCACTATATCACGTTCCTTCGATTGTTACAACGCACCTTAATGCTATCTTGAAAAGCTGCCACATGGGCGATTGGCCCAGAGATGCCGTCAGGTATAAGACCGTAGAAGTATATTTTCGATGGATTCAGCTGACGAATCATTTCGTCATAGCCGAGCCTGAAAAGCTCTGCTGCACGTTTATTAAGCTGCGTTCCCACGCTGGAAACGGCCACAGCACCACCATAGGGCTCTCCATCAAAGCACCACTCAAAACTGCTTTCGTCGCTCCATGAGATCGTCGGAATAACGGTGATTCCGTTACTCTGCCAATATGCACCGAGCCAGTGTTTGCGGTAATGATTCCAGATTTGTACGGCCTTCGGGAAGTCTGTATAGGTTGAAAAATCCGGCGTACACACGGCCTTAAAGCGACGCAGCATATCAAGATAAGCATCGGGATTTGTCCATAGGCGATTGAACTGATAATCATCCACAAAGAAATGAACCGCCTTATTCGCCGGATCTTTGCAGCTTTTTGCGTAGTTGAAGCCAATCCAACCATCCGGATCAGCGGGGCCTTCGGCCAGAATATGCGGTATATCAAACGATCCTGCGCCGATGAATTTCGCCCGATTCAGGTTCTCATAGTTCCGCTGGTTACGATACATGACGATGCACCTCCTGCTGATAAGATAAAAGCCCATGACGCCGCAGCGTCACAGGCTTGGTTTGGATTTGTGGGTGTATGGCAGCATGGCCGGAGGCATAGCCAAAGCCGCCTCGATCATATCCACAAATCCATGAAACTATGATAGCACGGGCGGCGTCAAAAGTTAAGGACATTCGGGACAAACTTATTCGGCCCTCGCATTTTCCTCTTGCAGAAACCGGTAGCATAGCTTTTTTACGCTATCTTCTGTTGTTCTCGTGCCGATTGATTCAGATACCTGCGCCCACGTCAAGCCGTTGATAAAGCGGTATGTAAAAATCATCCGCAGCAAGCTGTCAGGCAGGCCAGAGATATACCGCTCCAGGCGGTTGCGCTCTGTCAGGCAAAGGATCTGCTTTGCCTGAATAGCTAATGCACAGTCAGATCGCAGTGCCTTCTTACGGGCGACGGCATCACGGAAATCCACAAGCTCTGCAACAGAAGTTTCCAGCCGTCCGCCATAGGATGCTGCCTTGGGCATACCGTCATAACTGGGACCCGATATCGATGATGCATTCATTTCGAGGCGGGCAAGGCGTTCTTCGTCTCGGCGGATCTCTCTATCCAGTTCCGTCAGTCGCTGCTGGTCCATTTCAATTTCACGGTTGAGGTGATAGAGCTGTGATAGCTCCTTGATTGTCATGCTGTTGCGGCCTCCTTCGCTCTTTGAATTCTAACCTTTAGGGCTTCCAGCAAGCTATCCTGCACATTCGCCTTACCGCCCAGAGATTTAATAACATCTTCGTCCGTGCCGCCTTGCACCACCAGATGATGAATGATAACGGGGTACGGCTGCCCTTGCCGGTGCAGGCGCTTGTTTGTCTGCTGATACAGCTCCAAGCTATCATTCAGGCCAAACCAGATGATGTGATGGCCGCCATCTTGCAAATTCAGGCCATAGCCGCAGGAAGCGGGCTGCATCAGCAGCAGATCGATGTTTCCGGCGTTCCAATCGTCTTCTTCGGCCTTGCCCACGTACACGCTCACCCTCAGATGTGTAGCTTCCAGCGCCTGCAACAGCCGGTCGCGGTCGTGCTTGAAGTTGTAGCAGATAATGGCGTGCTGCCCGTTAAGTCGCTCCACGGTCTCAAGCAGCGCCTCGATCTTGCAGTCATGCACGGTGATGACGTTCCCGTCCTCGTCATACACAGCACCGTTGCAGAGCTGTAAGAGTTTGCCACGCAAAGTAGCGGCAGAGCCAGCCGTGATGACCGTTTCGTCCACCTGAAGCAGCGTGTCCCGCTCCAAGCGGTCGTAAGCCTTCTGCGCTGCGGTGTCCAGTTTGACGGGAATGTCCTCGTAGATCAAATCCGGCAGGTCGAGATAATCTTCAGACTTCATGCTGATACAGATATCCGATACACGTTGATATATTTCTTCCGTTGCGCCCAACTTCGGCGCATAGGAGAAAATTGTAGTGCGGCTGCGCTTGTCCGGCACAAAATATGCATCACGATAGGCCGTAATGGTACGGCCTAGACGCTGTCCACAGTCCAGCAGATACACCTGCGCCCACAGGTCCATTAGGCTGCGGGGGTTCGGTGTACCGGTCAGCTCCACAATGCGATTGATTCGAGAGCGCACCAGCTTCAGGGCTTTGAAACGTTTCGCCTGATGGTTTTTGAAGCTGCTGCTTTCGTCAATGACCACCATGTCAAACGGCCAGCTGTGTTGGTAGTAGTTCACCAGCCATTGTGTGTTCTCACGGTTGATGAGATACACATCGGCGGTTTCGGCCAGCGCTGCAGTACGCTGCTCCATCGAGCCGAGGACGTGTGCCAGCCGGAGACAGGAGAGGTGTGACCACTTTGCGGCTTCTCTGTCCCACGTGCTTTCAGCTACCTTCTTCGGAGCAATGACAAGCACCTTCCGCACTGCCCAATATTCATACTTCAGCCGCTTAATCGCAGTCAGCGTGATAGCCGTTTTGCCGAGGCCCATGTCCAAGAAAAGCCCCAATGCCGGATCACGGATAATCCGGTCAATGCAATACTGCTGATAGTTATGCGGGCAAAATTCCTTCATCCCTCAGCACCTCCCTGCATCGTGCAAGCACGGCTTCGATCTTCTCCGCGCTATCGACCGCCGAGAAAACTTCAAAGCCCAATGTGCGTAACAGCCCTTGCACATAAAGCTGCCGCTTGCGTTCCGTTTTTCCCGGCTTCTTCATCTCTACAAAAATCACCTTTGCACCGGGAAGTAGGATGATCCTGTCAGGAACACCGGAGAAACCGGGGCTTTCAAACTTCAGACACCGGACGCCGTTTTCCAGCTTCTGGACGCCGGTTCTCAGCTTATTTTCGTAATAGGATTCGAGCATTTAGTTCCTCCTTGTCGGTAACGGTTGTAACGTTTTTGACCCCATTTTCTATAATTCCCTACGCGTATAGGCGCTATGGCGGATAACGCCCATACACCCTTTATTACAGGTATTTAATAGAAAAAGTATGTTACAATGTTACAAAGTCCAAAAAGCCCTTGAAATACGGGCTTTTTCGCTATAACGTCTGCTGTAACATTTTTGTTACAGTGTTACACCGTTCTGCGCTTGTAACATCCAGCGTTACAGCAGAATGTTACAGTCTTTTCACGCCCGGACAAAGCCACGCTGCACGCTGTATGGGCCTACCCGGATGACCGTGCCAGACCGCTTCCAGCCGTCCAGCCGCGCCAGAATGGCGTTGATTTCCCGCGTGTCAGCGGGCTTCATTTCCCGGACATTCCCGTTGAACAACTCACACCAAACTTCCACGGCGGCGATACGGTCACGGTCCACAAGCTCAAGCTCTTGCCCATCCGGCGTCCGTATAGCTCCGCACCAGTAATCCCGCCGCCTGTCGATGGGCCATTTCGCCCAGTCCACTGGCACTTGCTTTTCGACGAATTCTTCGATCAGACCCTCACGGGCGGACACCTCGCGATGCTCATCCTGCTTGATCTTTGCCTCCTGTTCCACGTCACCGGAGAGGTACAGCGATTCGCCGGCCTGCCAGCGAGCCTTTGCCTCCGCCCACAGTTGGTCGATAACATCGTCGGTCAGGTCGCGCCACACGGTTTTGGCGTGCGGCTGCTCGCCCACGTCCACGGGCCAGAAACGCCGGTTTCCAGTCGTGTCCTGAAGGAAGTCCGTCGTATTGGTGGAGCCGAAGAACACGCACTGCCGGGGCAGCTCCGAGACATGACGGCCATACGCCGCGCGGTAGCGGTCGGCACGCAGGGAGAGGAACTGCTTGATGCGGGCGACGTCAGTCTTACGGAATGCGTCCAGCTCTGACACCTCCACCAACCATACGCCTTGAAGCAGCTCTGATGCGTCCTTACCCTCAAATGTACGAATGCTATCATTGAACCAGCCACGGGACATTTTATCCAACAGGGTGCTTTTGCCAATGCCCTGCGGCCCTGCGAGAATGACCATGTTGTCGTACTTGTAGCCTGGGATCATAGCTCTGGTGACAGCTGCGGTGAAGCTCTTGCGGCATACAGCACGATTATAGGTCGTGTCCTTTGCACCGAGGTAGTCAATGAACAGCGTGTCCAGCCGGGGTACGCCATCCCATGTCAGGCGCTCAATATACTCGCGGACCTCGTTGAATGCGTGCTGCGAAGCGTGGATGTCGAGGGCGCTGTCAATGTTGCCGCGCCCGGAAATGCCCCAGAAGCGCTCCATGTACCAGTACAGGCCGTTGCTGTCTGTGTCAGACCACAGGCGGCGTTTGCCGTCTTTCTTCCACGGCAGCGGCCCCAGCGCCTCACCCCGTCCGGCAAACTGATTGAGAGCAAACTTGCCCTTCAGGAGCGGATCGCCATCAAGAATAATGAGTACGTTGTCAATGGTGCTCTTGATCCTGCCATCCTGCGTCCGCTGCAGCTTCTCTGCCCATGCGGTATCATCCTCTGGTGTAGGGTCGCTCCCCATGCCCGCGAACTCCCTCACAGCCTGTTCGTGCTGCTCACGGTTGAGTGTGGCACATACGGTCTTATCGGACAGCGCCAAGTCGCACATGGCTTTATACGATGGGAGCTTTACGATGGGCGTATCCGGATTGGCGCTGTCGTCTTTATCTCCGAACTTGTGAAGCCGGATCAGGTCAAACGCATTGACCAGCCGCCCGCCGCACGGATCTGTTGCATGGTGGCTGAATAAGAATTTTCCGCCGTCGTAGATAATCGCACCACCCGTGGTGGAGCCACCCAGATAGGTATAACGGTCGATGTCATTGTCCACGGCCTCATAGATGCCGGGCAGGAACGTGTCCATGGCGCTCAACACATTATATGTACGGCAGAAGGCACCGACGACGCCTTGTTTTTCTTCGGGATCACCTTGTTTCATTGCCAGCTTCTGGTAACTGGCGGCGCCGGGAACCACAGGCCAGCTTGATAGATCGTGCCAGTCAACATAGGTGCTCAACAGAAAGTCTACAGAAATCAGCGGAGCGTCTTTCGTTTTGAACACAAACTCGCTATCGGAGCAGCAGGAAGGCCAGTACATAAGCCGAACCGTTTCAAACGTGGTCGGATCAGCCATACCGATGCCCACATGAGCCGCCACACGACGCGCGCAAGGCTCGTATTCGTCCGGGGTCATAGTTCTGTCAGTGGGAACGATAATGCGCAAGCGTGGGCGCTCAGGCGTGTGTTTGCGGGTGCTGTATACACAGTAGCTGCATCCAAGCTCATGCACTTTGGCAATAACGTCTTCGGTTTGCCATCCGGGAATATTATCAAAGTCAAGTGTTATGATATCACGTCCGGTTACGTTCGTTGCTTTGCGTCGCTGTCCCAGCAGAGAACCTCCCACAAAGCCGCCGACGTCCTTCAGGTCGTCCTGCTGAACTTTCTTGAGGTGCAGATACTCCTGCAAGGTTTCTGCACCCCTGACTGGCGTTGACAGCCGTGTATAAAGCTCTTCGACGGTCAGAATTGTCTGCTTCCAAACGGTATCCCGGCGATTATTTCCGACGGATATGGTGATTTGTCTGTCATAAATCATGGTCAGATAACTCCTGTCTTCAGGATCCCCCCCCCCGTAGCCGGAGAAGGCACTGCGTCTTTGTGTGTAGCTCTATTCTTGTGCATCACCTGTGATGCGATCCGACAGCCGAATCAGCTTTTTTGCACGAACGCGATCTACCAACGCACGGTTGCGGTAAATGGTCTTGAGCTGCTCCAGCATGATTTCCACATCAGCGATCTCCTCGGCCAAGGCAGCAGTGTTGTTTCTGCCCCGCAGGTTCTTCGATAATTCCTTGGTCAACTCCGACATTTCTTCCATAGCCAGCACAATCTGGGACTGCTTGCCATAGGTTCTGACAGCTTCGGCATAGGTGTCGCACTGGACGGGTGCCACAATCGCATTCAGACGATCTCGAAGCTCCTTGTTTTCATGCTCCCAATAGCAGATTTTGTCCTGTGCCTGCCTGAGTTTGGCTTCAAGCTCGGCCTCCGTCATATCGCTCATTTAAAAATCCTCCCTGTCTTAATGTCTTTGATTTCAATACGGCTGACAAGCTCAAAGCCGCAATTATGGATGATGAATTTGAGAACCCTCACAAGGTCACTCACACGGCCATTCAGTGCATTTTCGTCTCGAACGATGGATTTCATACCGTCATACGCTGTCGGATCGTAGTAGCCTTCGCTGTTTCTTTTAGGGTTGCTGTTTGCCATACAGACCTCCTAATAATCGACTTCTATCACGGCAGTCGGGTACTTATCGCAGTTGTCCGCAATCTGCCTGAGGAATTCCGCTGTGGATTCCACCGTACCCCAGCCATTGTCCGGCTCAAACTTCCGGTATCGCTGCGGGTGTAGATTCAGCAGAGATGCGCCTTGCATGAGCGTGGGGTACATATCTGCACAGCGCTTGCCGGACCATTCAGAGGGATAGGAACCGCACACCTCTTTAATCATGGCAGCGGTGTTGAATGTATGATTGATCCAGTCGTCACCGACATACACCCACTGATTCGCGCCCTCAAGTTTGGCCTTGAAGCTCACATCATAGCTCATTGTGTAGCCGCCTCCTTTTCGTCGTTCCATGCCGCAACGTCAACGCCGATCTCTTTCAGCTTGCGATCCGCAAGCCATGCGCCATCGTCGGGCATTTCGTAGTAGTTAACCAGATCATCGTGGATGACCGTAAACTGTTCCCACGCGCGCCGAAGCCGTTTTTTTCCGAAGCCGAGGTGCTTGTGCAAGAAATAAAGGATCATGGCGTCAACATTGTTCAGATATTTACGGTCGGCCTCCACGATTTGCCGGTTGATCTCAATGTTCATGGCACGTCGCTCTTTGGCGGTCAGATCAGCGCCGTAGACCGTGCCCTTGTACTGCTTAGCTCTCATGGTATCAGTCTTTCGTATTCGACCTCACCGACATATTCCCAGCGGGTCGTGGTGGATCCGTCGTCGTATGTAATCCGATATAGGATTTCATATTCGGCGTCATGGTGTACGGTCTGAATATGGGGGACAAGGACGAACTCGCCCTTCCAAACGTCATAAATGTGCTTGTATTCGGTTTCCACCGAATCGTAGGCGACGGTGTATCTGCGGTCTATGGCCTCGCGGGAAACCTCCGTTTTCTGCGTGCAGGCGCTCAGCGGAAGAACGGTGAGAATCAGGCACAATAACGTGCCGATCAGTCTTTTCATGTGCCGCTCCTTTCGTGGCGTCCGACCTCTGCAGGCGAAAACAAATCGGGATTATCAACAATGACCGAATGGAGCATATGCGCCAGTTCGTCGATGCGCTTTTCGTCATGGTCACGATACCCAAGAGCGAAACAAATGGCATGGATCGATTCGTGAATGAAGTCGGCTTCCATCTTTGATTTGGCCTGCTGGCTGATACGAATTACCAAGTCATTGTAATTGATTTCAGCCGACACGTTATTGATGCCCAGCTCCATTTTGTCGGTGATCTCAACGGCATAAACCGTACCACCGATTTTAATCTTCTCAGGAATTCTCATCAATGTCACCTCGTTCTGTAGCTTTTCGGTTGATCTGCATTGCGGTTTTACGATATTTTTGCGGCAGCGGAAATATCGTTATGAGTGTTTTGTCATGAAAAATATAGACGTTGCCGCAATAAATGCGAATGTTGTTTGCTGTCTCGTGCTTCCAATACAGCGCCGTTATGTATCTGTGTAGGCTGCCCCGAGTATCGCAGTGCTGGATGCCAAACTGGAGAGCCCTATCAGCATTTTTGTCAGATGCTTTCTTTGGCAGCCCAAGACGCTCTTTGGTTCGCTGTATCGCATGTTTGGTTACGATGGTCATTTTAATAAGCGTTCCACGATGGCAGCAATAAGGCCGACTAGGATATTGAATGCGAAGCTAATCCAGATAGGGGCCAGTACCCACCACCAGGACCATTCAATGACGTGCGTTAGTCTCAGCACGATAAATGCAATGGCAAGTAAGCCAGCAAAGCCGACTCCGCTGCGAGCGCTATTGCTTTTGTTCATCGGTTTGTGCTCCTTTCACTTCGTCCGGGTAGTATCCGAATGGCAGGATGGGGACTGCACGATCATCCCAATATTCTGTTGCTCCGATTTTTCGTGGGTTATTCTGAAATGACGTTTTCCAACTTTCGAGGCTATCGTTGATGGCATCAAAATTGAGTCCCCACGCCGCTGCAGCGTCGATGGCCTGCTGCAGAAGTTCGCCTTCCCGACAAGTCCATAAAATAACGGATGCGCCTGCTGCCTGGGCTTGCTTGATGGCTCCGATTATGTTGCGGCGTGGCGCTCCAATTTGTGGATAGCGGTTTTCACAGAGTGTTCCGTCGAAGTCAACGGCGATTACTCTATTCATCTTTTCCACCATCCTTTTTGGGGTAGATTTCGGTTCCGCAAATTGGGCAGATGTTTGAATCGACTTTTATGCCGCAGTTTGGGCACCGCAGACGCACGTCCGTATTCACGCCTTCTGCATCTGTCAAATGCTCTGCGGCTTCCAAGTTCTTGACCATCTGCGCATAATAGGAATCCTTCAGTTCGATTCCGAGGCCACGTCGGCCCATGAGGACGGCCTGATATGGGACAGAACCAATGCCAGCAAACGGATCAAGAACGATGTCGCCCGGGTTTGTCCAAAGATCGATACAACGTTCGATCACGTCAAGCTGGAGCGGGCAAATATGTTTCTCATCCTTCTCGTCACGAGCGCTTTTGCGCTGTAGGGTATTTGACTGCCGAATATCCATCCAGACCGGCGATGCATATCGCTGCCAAACGTCAACCGGGAAGGATTCGTAATCATGCAGAATCATCTCCGGATTGTCTCCCGGCTTTCGGAATGTGACCACGTAGTCCGGCAGTCCCTGACGGCACATGGAAGAATCCTTTCGGATCTGCTTGTGTAGCAATCCCAGCGCCTTTGTTCGCTGCATTTCTGTGACAGGGTTTTTCCAAATACAGACTTCGCTGTGAAAAATAAAACCGGCATCCGTGAATTTTCGGATGATATCGCCACGAAAATCCTTCACACCGATGAACCCGTCCCGAGATTTCATAGCAGGTAGGTTCATGCAGTGAACAGATACCAGCCGTCCCGGCATAATGACTCGCAGAAGCTCGGCAATCAGATAGCTGAAGTGCTGCTGGAATTCTCCATCATCACGGCTATTACCCATGTCTCTGTCACTGTTGGAGTATGTGTAGAGCGATGCGAACGGAGGCGAGAAAATGGCATAGTGGATGCTGCCGTCAGGAATGCCGCATAGAGTCTCCACGCAGTCGCCCTGATACAGGGCAAACTTTGAATCAATCAATTGATTAAGCACATTCATTTCTGAATTCCTCCCATACTGGAAGCCGCATGCTTTCTTTCGGTTCATATGGTGTTGTAATCCGATAGGTGCTTTGCAGTTCCTTCTTCGTGATTTCCTTTGTCTGCTCGACCATAGCCCGACGCATTTTGTCGCAATCAGCCTGCTTGCGTTCAATATTTTCTTTTACACAGCCTTCACGGGCGCTGATAACGATATAGACGTCTACAGGCATTGTCTGCCCAAAACGCCAGCAGCGACGCACTGCCTGATAATACTGTTCGTAGCTGTCAGAGAGACCGACAAAAACGACCTTGTGGCAGTTCTGCCAGTTCATTCCGAAACCGGCAATGGATGGCTTGGTGACGAGACAGTGATTAAATCCCATTGAGAATCCCATCATGCGAGAGCTTTTAATTGTAGCCTTATCGCTGCCTCTGACTTCGGACGAAAATGCAATTTCCTGCGCCAGCATAGCGCTTTCAGCATTGAGATCGCACCACACCAGCCATTGATCCGTGGAGCTGTTAACTAGGGCTGCAGCGGCGGCACAGCGTGCGTCAAGCGTATCCTTGCGAGCCTTTCGGCGCTGCATCAGTGTCATAGGTTCTGTGATAGGTTCATCACCGTCGGCTATTACCTCGTGAATGCGGAGCGGCGGAAGATCGTATCCGTCCATCTGATAGCCCAGATCGGCGGGATTGTTGATGACAACGGCCCAGCTGCCCATCCACTGCCAAAAGACATCCTCTGCATGGCCTTTTAGCCGCCATTTGGACGTTTGCCCTCCGTCATGAACAAAGAACATCGACAGCATTTCCGTATAGCTCATAATGCCGAGAAATTCAGAATGGTTTCCAAGCTCCATGAAATCGTTCGGTGCCGGTGTAGCCGTGCACGCCAATCTGAACGGCGTCTGACTGAAGAAGTCGATGATTTGGTTTCGGGTTGCGCCGGTGAATGACTTCAGGATGCTGCTCTCATCCAGCACTACGCCCTCAAAAGTACAGCCTTTGAATTTGTCTAGTTTTTCGTAGTTTGTGATATTGATGCCGGGCATCACATCTTCGGCCGATTCGCAAAGCGTTACCGGGATGCCGAACTTCGCGCCCTCCTGTACCGTTTGAACCGACACCGTCAGCGGCGCAAGAATCAGAACAGATCCGCTGCGGGCCTTAACAATCTGATTTGCCCACTCAAGCTGCATTGGCGTCTTGCCAAGGCCGCAGTCTGCAAAGATTGCGGCACGACCTTTCGCAAGCGCCCATCGTACAATATCACGCTGGAATGGATACAGCATGCTGTTCAGATCATCGGCAGAAAGCTGGATGCTATCCGTATGAATGGACTGTTTGCTTCGCTGCTCGATAAAGTCCTCGTAATTCATCATGCGCCGTTCACCACCTCACAGCCCGTCACAATTTCACCGGCGCAGGCAGCATAGCCCGCCAGATCAATAAAGCTGTCAGCTTTGTCCCCAGCCTTGATGCGTGCTACTTTGAGCAGCGCCATCATCATGGCCACATCCTTAGAGGTGAACAGCGTGCCCATGTAGGCAGTCCACAGTTGCCTAATAAGGCCAAAGCTGTCTTCCGGCGTGCCATAGTCCTGCTCACGCTCACCGCAGACACAGATGCGTGCCTGCTCCAGAATTTCAGCTCTTTTCATCATCAACCCTCCAAATTGCTAACACTTCGTTCAGATCAAGAAACACAGGACGGGGAGTTGTGCCACCCACAAACTTGTAACCTTCGAGATCTCCGGTTATGTTACTGATCTGAGCTGTGAATTCGTCACACTCAAAATCCGGAAAGACAGTTCCGTTTTTCATGTAAAACCGTATCTTCATTTTTGATCCTCCGTATCAATGTCGTCAAAGCAGATAGGAATCATGCGCTGCAATTCATGCAGCAGTGGTGTAGCTATCTCCCGAATCTGCGGATGCGTGCCAGAAGCAGTGCGAAGCCGCAGGAAGTGACGCCATTCACGAATGTTGGCCGTCATGATGATTTCGGTTTTAAGGCTGTTTGGAAGTACTGCACGGGCTTCCTGTGGAGAGCAGCCGTAGTCCAGAAGGTGAAAATATGACTTCTCCGCCATCTGGCAGGCGACCTTCCAATACTGCCAGCCTTCGGTGCCTTGCGTCAGGTAGAACGGCTCAATGACCGTGATCTCACTGCCAAATTGATCCTTGCCGTAATTGCAATAACGGGTGCTTTCCTGACAATACGACGCCAGCCGGTGCCTGACGATCTCATGACTGACACCACGATCACAGATAAACAGAACAGAAAAGGAGTAGTGTTCCAAAACGGCCTCATGCCCACGCTTGATTACACCGGAAACAAACGCTGCTGCACTATTGGGAGCAATACGGCCCTCGGATTTATAACAGACTCGTCCGTAGCGCTCTATATGGCGAAGGACTGCATTTCCGTCAATCGGAGTCAGAATTTCAAAGCTTGGTTTAATAATCCTCATCGTCATCATCCTCCGTATTTTCGACGTACTGTTCATATGTAATCGGCGTGATGCAATCAATCGGAACGTGTAAGTCTTCTGCTGTGCGCTTGTGCATAAAGTCCACAAAGCCTGTACACGTCGATTCGTCAGTAAGAATTCTGGCCAACTGTTCTGATGGGGCGATGTTGTTGAGAGCAACGCTGGTATAAACGAAGTCTCCGGAATCGCCGAGCAGATCCTGAATTTTAAAGTAACAGGTCAGCTGTACGTTTATCAGATCAAGGCTACATGCATCCATTTTTCAACCTCCTTAATCTTTTTTGAAAAATGCTCCGACCCAGCCGTCGGCGCCGAGGGGCAGGCCCTCCGCCCACGGGATCGGGGTTGACATGATCTTGACCACCTTGTCGAGCATAACGTCGTTGCTATCAAACGCCGGGGTATCAATGACCACTTCGTCGTGAATGTGGAAAACCACAGGCAGCCCAGCGGCTTCAAGGTGTTCAATGGCCTGTGCCAGACAATCACGGGCGATGGCCTGCACAACATTCTCCACCAGCTTTCCGCCATAGGTTTCAATACGGCCCCATTTGTTCTTATCGTTGACGCCCATGTAGGTGATGGACGGGCCACCCCAGCGGTTTTCGCCGACTGCGGGGTCGATGTAGTAGAGCTTGCGTCCGGACGGAAGGGAAATGGTCATACAGCTTGTCCCACGAATGCAATCGCATTCCCGCGCGAATGTGCAGCTGCGGATGCGGAGAGAACCGCCGTTCTGAATAACGCGAATTGCTGCATCGTTGAAGCTGTACCAAAGATTGCGGATTTTTGGATTTGTGTTGCGCCACTTGTCTACGATGTCTTTGATTTCTTCATCGGGCAGGTCGGCAAGCAGTTTGCCGGTGTCCATCTGCCGCATAGCCGGAACACCGCCTTGATAGCCGAGAGCCAGTTCTGCGACCTTGCCACGCTGCCGGAGGGCGTATTCAGGGTTTCCCTTCACGATACGTTCCAGCGGGACACCAAACATTTGACTAGCGGAGGCTTCGTAGATTTTGCCGTGCGTCCTGAAAACTTCAAGCCGCCATTCCTCATCGGCCAACCACGATATGACACGGGCTTCGATGGCAGAGAAATCGGCGTCGACCAGGACGTTGCCGGGAGCAGCCACGAATGCGGTACGGATAAGCTGTGACAGCGTGTCGTTCGGAGAACCGTAGATGGTTCGCAGTGCGTCGAGCTTGCGGCCTTTGACCAGTTCACGGGCGAACTCCAGCGGCTCCGTGTAGGTTCTCGGCAGATTCTGAACCTGCACCAGACGTCCAGCCCAGCGTCCTGTCCGATTTGCGCCGTAGAACTGAAGCAGCCCTCGGACACGTCCATCGCCGCACACGGCAGCCTCAATGGCATTGTATTTTTTAGTACTGGTTTTGCCCAACTCCTGCCGGATTTCCAGCATTCTCTGAACGTGGTCGGCATTATCACGGCCTAGCAGTTCCTTGATAGCCTCCTTGCGGAGAGTGGTAATGTCATCTCCGGTTTCGGCAGACAGCCAGTTGGCAAGCTGCTTGACGCTGTTAGGGTTATCAAGCCCGGAGAGTTGGACGGCTTCATCGGTGAGCTGCGCACGAATAGTTTTGCCCAGTTCCAATGCGCCAGCGCAAAAGTCCATATCGACGGCCACGCCACGAGCATTGATAAGCAGATCGGTTTCCCACTGTTTCTGCACGAAGTCCGGCACGGGAAACGCAGAAAGGTGGCGTTCAATCTCCATTTCCGCCACAACGTCCTGAGCATTGTAGGTTTTGAACAGCGCCCATTTTTCGGGGTCATGCTGCGGGTAATTTCGAGTCCTACCGCCGTTTGCTTTAGTTGGCTTACAGGGAACGCAGAAATAGCGGATTAGAGCCTTGCCGGTGGTTAGTTTCTGCTTGTCCTCCGGAATGCCCAGAGCCCGGCCTGTCGCGTCCAGACCTGCGGTGTAGCCCGTATACAGGCCGTGCAGCATTGTATCACGCCACTGTGAAACCGGGAGCTGCATACCCATATAGCGGCTCAAGCAGTACCATTCAAAGGCAGCGTTATAAGCGTGTTTCAAACATTGCGAGTCGGTCAGCGCAGACAGAATCTCCTGCGGGATAGTCTCGCCCTGTGCCAGATCGACAACTCGAGCGGGTGCACCATCAAAGCTGTATGCAAAAAGCAGAATCTCAAAAGCGGGGCTTTGTACATAGCGATACATTCCCGCTTTTTTGAGGTCCACGTCTGAATATGTCTCAATGTCGATACTGAGGTGGATCACGTCGCACCTCCTTACCGCTGGAAGGCTTCAGAACAGGAATAAAGATTCAGAATGTTCTTGGTGTTGACACCACGTTCCTGAAGCTCCTCAATCATAGACTTAAACAGCGGGGTTGCCTGCACATATTCAACAATCTCTGCGTCACTCAGACTGGTTACGTTTTTAATGGACTGCCTGCGGTCATCGGCGTTAAAGGGCGTCCAGACCGAATCAGAGATGTTTGCGCGCTCAATGTCGGATACGAGGATAGAAAGCGTTCGAGCAGGCTTCTGGACTAGCATACGCACTGTATTCAACAGATGCGGTGTCTCCATACTGCCTACAGAGACAACTTCACCGGCGCCGGTGATCCAGATGCCGGGATAGTCAAAACGTGTTTTCATATTTGCCGCCTTTATGTTGCTGCCGGGCAGGCGATTACTGTGTAGCCACCTGCCCGGCACTGTGGTTTACATAGGCTGACCGGTGATGGGGTTGATCTGTCCGGGAGCGTAATTGGTCTGCGGCTGAACGCCGCCAGCGGGATAGCCGCCGTATCCGGGAACAGGCGTTGCGGGCATAGCCGCGCCATACTGGCCGGTAGCATAACCTTGTGCGGAGGCTGCCTGAGCGCCGCCGACACCGGCAAACTCTGCAGCAGTAACAACGGAGTTGCTGAGGGGCTCGCCGTCACGGGTCTTCATAACGGCACGCAAACCGCAACCAACGCCTCGCTTGCCAGCAGAGTTGTAGGCATAGAAGTTGATGGACACGCGGGCGTACATACCGCTGTAGATGTCCGTGGGGGCCAGTTCGCAGTTCACATTGTCCGCGCCGCAGACATAGGGCTTGTTTTTGGAAGACGCCGTAACCACCCAGCAGCCACGGCATTCCTCACCAAAAGGCTCACCAGAGGGGCGTACACCGTCGCCGTCATGTACGACAGATTCGATGCGGGCGGGGCGGACACCGTTCCACTTGGCGTTGACGCCGACCTCAGCAGCGGCGTTCATGGCCGCGTCAAGCTCCTGCTTGATAGTCGGGTTGGACTTGGGGATCAGCAGCGTGACGCTGAACTTCGGGTCGCCCACACCGTTCTGCGGCGCACGGGCGGTCACGAGGTTACAGTAGGACAGGCGGCATTCGGGGGTAAGAACTCTTTTCGGGTCATTCTGATACATGGCTTAATTCCTCCATAAAATTCATTCAGTTTAATATGTTCAGTCCTGCGTCCGCAGGTGGGGTCAAAGGGATTCAAAGTAGGCTAAGAGCTTCATGGCTCTTTCACACTGTGCTTTGGCGCTTTTCAGCGTTCTGAGCAGCTTGTTATTGCTTGCCTTGATCTTTCGTTGCTCAAACGCAGATTTGTACCGAGGGTCAGTCCAGCTATTCTGATACTCTGACGAGGCAGCGCCCCACACGCTATGCGTCTCAGATATAAGATCCTTCAGAGCGTCGTGCGTTACGCGAATGGGTACTGAGTTTATGTCACGGTCGCTGCACATGAACTTAAACAACTTTCGCAAATTGGAAAGATGCAGTTCATGAAGTGCCTCGGGATAGACCGGCGTAAACGTAGCAGTCTCATACCGAAATATGCACACGGTTTCAGCCATTGGCAACACCCTCAAACTCAGCCGCACCGGGAACATAGGCTTCGCGCTTGTCCGACGCCGGGGCAAGTGTGGGTTTGCCCTTCGGTTTCGTGACGTAATCGGAAAGCAACTCCGAGAAGACCTTCTTGCCAAGCATCTTTTCCAGTTCCGAGAGGGTCTTCGGCTTGCGGTCGTAAATCAGCGCCTCGTCATATCCGGTGTCAATCAGCTTCTGGACAGCGGTATCAACATCTGTGAAGGTGCGGTTGCTGCGGCCCTCCACCAGCTTCCAGCCGGGGATTTCGCCGCCGTCAAGCATAACGCCTGTGGCATAGTCCTGAAGGTCCTTGTACCACTGCACCAGACCTTCGGCTTGAATCAGCAGATCGCCAACTTCGGCATCAGAGAGAAGATTGGTTGGAATACCGTCCTGACCGTCTACCTCAGCCTGTGCAATCTGTTCCGGTGTAGCTTTGGCAAGCGGAATATACTCCTTGAATTCCTCAAAGCCGGTGAAGAATGCGGCTCTTGCAGTACATTGCGCCTTGCCCTTGCAGAATCGGCAATGCTCACCAGGGCAGAAGGTTCCGGGGCCGTCGTAGGCCTCCTTTGCAATGGGTTTGATACTCTTGCCCCATGCAAGCAGTTCATCCACACTGAGGGCGTCCTCGCTGGCCTCCTGTGACAGGCGGGGCTGACAGATACTCATTGATACCCGCTTGATTTGGTCGCCGTAGATAGGCCTGTAGAGCCTCAGAGCACCCAGCGCATACAGCCGCATTTGTGGGTTGTTTTCCGCCGACACGGGTACGCCCTTGCCATGCTTGTAGTCGGTGATGTGCAGCGTGTCGCCGCCGATCATAATGCAGTCGCAGGTGCCGAATCCATCCGGGATGTACTCCGTGAGATCAACCTTGACCTCCATCGCCACATGGGGCGACGTAGCGTACTGCATGGCCTTTTCTGTGAGATAATCCACATACGCTTCGGCGGTCCGTAGCATCTCGTCAGAGTACAGCGGGCGGGCTTGCAGCTTCCTCAGCTCAGAATTGAATTTGCAGGTGGACAGGACGGTAAATTTCTTGCGGGCGTGCAGCTCGCAGATGGCGTGTGCCAGAGTGCCTTCCACCGCATAGGAGCTTGTCCCGTCCGGGAAGTTCTCCTCGAAATGCGGTGCCGCCGTACAAGCAAGCCAACGATAGGCGCTGGACGCACTTAGAAGGGCGTGTTGTCTGGAGGTAGACATTCTTCTCCACCTCCCGTTAAAGCTGCGCTCCGAGAGTCTTCAGCTCAGCAGCAAAGGCACCGTATGCATCCTTCGGAAGTTGCGTCACTGCTTGTACGTTGTACTTGCCCAACAAAGCGAGGAGCTGCGACATTTTGCCTGCATCGATAAGAGCAGCACCTGCACGGCTCAACGCCTCGAGAGTGTAGCTCTCAGCGGGGGCAACCGGCACAGTCGGGGCAGCAGTCACCGGTGCATTCACCTGAACGCTTCCGGGTACATGGGTGGGTGCAGCAGTGTCGGTAGTTGGCGCAGGCTGTACAGGTGTCATAGGGTTTGCAGTAGGCTGCACAGGTGCTGAGGGGGTTGCGACGGACTGACTAGCAGGAACCGCAGAAGCCGGTTCTGCATTCATTTTGATATTCACAGTGCCCGCATTGTCGACGTGGTGATTGTTCCCGCCATACTGGTGGCAGACGAAATCAGGCTGTTTGCCGATAGCTCCGGCCAGTGCAGTAAGGGCCTCCGGCAATCCGGGAATTTCGATGGTCATTTTAATTTCAAACATGTTTTGCCTCCTCAATGCTTTTCAGGTTGTCGATGATGTGCTGCCAATGTTCAGCAGCATTCGTAACACGCCTTGAGTATTGACTTGAGAATCTGCCTTGCTGCCAGAGATCCGCAGCGCCGCTCTCGCCGCAATTATATGCCATGAGCGCTTTATGCGGGTCATCGTATTTATCGAGCAATTCGCCAATCAGAAATACACCGGCAGCGATATTGCCCTCATAATCGGTGGGTTCGATTCCAAGTTTGCGCAAACGATCGTAGTTAATCGGATGTATTTGCATCAGGCCCCAACAAACGCCGCTATCTGCTTCAAGGTTAAAACTGCTCTCGCACTCTGCAATCCCCAGCGCCAGCGCATATGGAACATCATAATTCTCACACGCCTGCTGCATGACATCCTGAAGCTCGTAGCTCAAAGGAATATCATCGCTGTGTAGGAAATCCGAATCGCCCGAAACTGCTGGTTGCCGCCTGATCAAAATAGAGCCGTTTGATTGTTTTACGGCTTTTTGTACGAGCACTACCGGAACGGACAATGGCGATTGCTGATTTTTTGCAAAAACACATTTGATGGACAGAACAACAATTACGAATGCCTCCAAAATCACCAGCACAAAAAGTGCAAATGTGAAACGACGGAATTTTCCATGTTGTCCCTTATGCGGTTTGTTTGTCGTTATCATAGTCTTTGCCTGCCTCCTTGCATCTTTGCAGCCATGCTTCATATCGACGGACATTTTCCTCGTCAGAATAAAAGCGCTCGATGCCGGCAAGCAGTGTCCGGCAAAGACTATCCATCTGAACTTTTGAAATCTGCGAACAGTCGATTTTGATACTGGCCATGATGCATTCCTCACTTACTGATTAACTGCGGATCTGTTTGCCTGCCGCTGCTCAAGGCGCTCTAGCGCACTCATAATGCGCTGCCGGGTCATG